CGCAATCGGTTATTCTGCCTTCGCAATCGGTTATTCTGCCTTCGCAATCGGTTATGTTTGCCTGTAATGCGTCAAAGTCTGGTTTGAATACGTTCCGTGCGACTTTCGCCCCCGTTGCGAACGATTGTGCTGAACCGGTTGAACTCGCCCATTCATCACCTGACCGGACGATATTCACGTATCCTGCTCCTGATGCAGACTGTTTCAGCGTGAATTTACATCTCTCCCATACTGTCGGAGAAGTATAAATTATCAATAAATTCGGTGCAGCCGGGAGAACAGACAGTTCAGAGATATACAATTGCGTATCTGTGTCGGTAATGTCTGCCGTGGTTAATGCCTTTGGAGATCCGTCTTTAAGCGGATACATCGTTGATGCAAGTGTCATTAGGCTGCAACCTCATGATCTGTGAATTTAATCGTCATCGTATCTTCTGGGCCCACATTCTGCGTGGATGATAGTTTGTGCCGTGCTGTCATGTTGTTCCCGGCTGATGAACTCCATGCGACAAAATACGCATTTATCGAATTATACGCAGAGAATTCATACGATGCTTCCAGTTGTAGAGCAATATCTGAAACCGTTGAAACATCTGTCACAACCGCTTCAACTCTCCCACATCCCCCGGTTGTGAGTTCCTGTGCTGGGGCCTGCTGTGCTGCTGATTCTGCTGATGCATCACCATCCAGCCCTATCCATTTTGCAGGCATGGTTGTAAGACCGTATGTCTGCTTTAGTTTGTGCAATAACCCGATTTTAGTTGCTGTTACCATCGACTATCTCCAATTCTGATTTTTCGGTAAATTTGATGTTGCCATCCTTATCACGGATTTCAACCTCTCCGGTTTGTCGTGACCCGGTTTTGATGTGGATGTTACCTCTACCTGTTTTGATAGCATCGTGAACCATCTCCACGAACATATCCCGGTTCAGTTCCGGTTCCTGTCCTTCAATGGTAGATACTGGAATATGGCTGAATAACCATTCTTCCAGGTGGGTTCTGGTTTGTTCATCCAGGCCGACTGGTTTGAACAGTTCATCCGCGATATCCATCGCTTCACCTAAAATCTTTGATTTGTTCATGCTGTAATCCTCAACATCCCGTTAATATCTCTCATGACATCTCCGGGCTTTGTTCCTGACGGGAACGTGTTTCCAGAAACGTTTATGTTGAAATTCGTAGGAGTTCCTGGTTGCATTGTCGGATACTTACCTTTTGGTGCGGTTGCAAGGGTGTATGTGTTAGCTGCTGCCGATGCGGCGGATTGTGCCTGACTAATTGCGGCCTGAATTGCTGACATGGCCGCCTGTGCTGCTGATGCGAGTGCCTGTAACGCCCCCGGCAACCCGGATATCCCCCCCTGTGCCGTCACCCCTGCATCTCCCATCAGTTTTGTTGCCTGTGCCAGAGCCTGCTGCACATGGGATGCCTCGGTTGCATCAAGAACTCCATCAGACATGTAATTGTTATACATATCCTGTGCCGTTCCAAGCATTCCGAGTGAATTCATCAGGGTATTCGTCTGCTGTTCCTGCTTCTGGGTGTATTTGGTATTCTCACCGGCCGCCTGATTGTATTTTGACAGGTAATCCTGGGATTCAAGAATTGATGCCCGGTGGTCGGATAACGACTGATTGACGTTAGATAGAACGTTCGTTAAGCCTGACCCGGTTAATCCGATTTTCTCGAACGCTGAATTGAGCGTGTTTATTTGTGGTGTGGTGGTTTTGGCTTCGGTTCCGGTTGTTTCAATGGATTTTCCAACCTCTACCAGAGCATACCTATCCTGCTGACTCCACGGTCCTTTCAATTCCTTTTCGTTTCCGAGTTCATCATACCGCTGGACTTCGTATTTACCGGAATTTATTTTCTGAATGAATTCCTGTGCCAGCAAATCCATTGCATGTTCTTCTGAACCGGTCAGACTGTCTCGGACTTCCTGGTTTCGTGCATATCCGTATGACTGGTTCTGCATCGGGAGCCCTTTGACATATTGGACGTATAAGGCACCGAGTTCTGTTTTAATGGAGTCTAATGTATCCTGGTCATTGGACCCCTTATACTGGCTCCATGCAAACATTTCAGCGGCTTTGGATGCTGCTTCGGAATAAAACGTGTTCTCTTTTGAGTCGATGAATGACTTTCTTTCATCTGCATCCGCATTCCGGCCTATGCTCATGTTTGCGTTATCCTTTAACGCTTCTGCGATTATTCCGCCTAAATCTGCCTTCCCGATGATTTCACGGAACATGGCGTTAATATCAACGCCTGCGGCTGAACTTGCCAGTTTATCCAGTTCCTCTGCCGACTTTGAACCCGATTCCTTTAACGGGTCAAATCCCCATTGTTGGACGGCTTCTGCTGAAGTCATCCATTTCTGTGACCCATCTTCAAAGGTGTAAAGTTGTTTTTTGTAAGCATCAGAGGCTTTATCTAATGCAGTTGTTGAATCCTTTACAGACCCGGTTAAATCTTCCTGACCTTCTGTTGCTTTCCTGACGACACCGTATTGTTTCGCCCACTCTTCAGCGGACATCTCCTTTGTTTTTGCTTGTCCTTTCTTATCCCCGGATTTGTATGTTTCCCCGGTTGCTATATTATCCAGTTTTTCTATCTGCTCTTTCGCTAAATCGTTGGCACCTTTCAGATAGAATGACCATTCGTTGAAGTTTCCGTTCTCATCGAATGAATCCCCGGTTGCTTTCTTTGCGACATCATACAGAGCGTTTCCTATCTTTATCTGACCCTGAAACTCTGTTCCATATCTATCCAGTGTTTTGTTCAGAGCATCCTGAAACGAGGTTCCAGATACGTATTGTTCAATGACCCCGATGCCTTTCTGCAAATCGTTTGCTTTCTTCTCAAAGGCCTTTGTATAGTCATTTGCAGCATTGAGAACCGGAGACCCGTCTTTCGTTCCGAGTTTGTATTCCTTATCTCCGATTGATATGGATTCAACCGCCTTTTTAGCTGCATCGATGCTTCCGTATTTGTCAATGACATCTGCCAGGGCTTCTTCTTTGCTGGTTGCTGCATCAAATGATTCAATTACTTTCTCTGTTGCTGCTTTCTTTTTCCCTGCTGATTTTGTTGTGGATGATGATGATGATTCAACCGCATCGGCTTCATCAGACATCCGGTTATTCCAGTCTTCCAGAGACCCGCCAAGGTTGCTCCAATCATCCCAATTGGTCGCTTTCTCCCAGGGCTTTTCTTCTGATGACTTTGACCCGTCTCCTGTCTTGATATCCACTTCTCCGGTGACTTCAACAGGTTTGCCGGATGAACCGAATTGTGCATCTATACTGGCTGCTGTCTTCTCGGACCCTTCGTAAAGTTTTAAAGCGTTTGCGTATGTAAGGTCATTTGCATCAGCATATTTCTGGACGGCTTCATTAAATGTCCCTGCGGCTTCGTTTATCTGATTTGCCTGGTGGGAATCTACCCACCCGGATTTATTAGCGTACTCAAATGATTTCTGATTGGATGTTCCGGTTTTGTCAGGGTTCACATACCCCGCAGCAATGTCTTTTACAAGGCCACCATATAACCCGGAACCAGGAAGCACCATATTCATCAGGGAACTGGTTAAAGCCCCCTGCCAGTCAAAATTATCTATCTGGGACTTTATTCCGTTCAGGAACCCGTCTATTGAGACACTGGCCCCGTTAATGGCAGACCCGACTGCATCCGCGATACTTATTCCAGCACCGACCCAATCTCCCGATTTTAGTTGGGTAATGATGTTTCCAATAAACCTTGATGCATCAACGGTTGCCCCGGACAATGCTGTACCAAAATCACTAACTGCGGTATCTACAATCCCTCTGATACCTGCTCCAAAGCCCTGTGCCATTTCGGATAATGCAGCATCAAATCCCTGTGACATCTCATCCACGGCAACCACGAAACTTGGAATAGAGGTTATGGTGGTTGCTGCAAGGTCAACAACGGATTCAAGGCCGTCAGCAAACGCCTGAGCACAATTCCTTCCGGCTTCCCGATAATTCCCTGTCTGGATATTGGATGCAGCGTTCCCAAGGTCAGACATGATGTCGTTGACATTGGTTCGGAAGTCTCCGAAGTTGGTCATGTATGCCGCAATTCCAACACCAGCTGCTGCTGCTATGGCTAACCCGATGCCAGGCAGGGTTGATAACATGGCAGTTAGTTCGGTTGCTGCGGATGAACCGACCAGAAGCATTTCACTTTTGACGCCTGATAATGCGGTTTTCGCTTGGGAACCAATACCTGATATGGATGAGCCTATTGAAGAACCAACGTTCTTGAACGCATTTGTTATCTTATTACCTTTTCCTGGTAGTTCATCCAGTTCATCAATGACCTCTGATATCGGGAGTTTCACTGTTCCTTTTTTACTTAATGCATCTAACGAGAATGCATCTTCCAGAAGGTCTATTGAATCAACTATCTTGGATTTCTTTGTATCAAGGACATCTGCCACATCACCAACTGATTCTTTTATTTTATTAGTATTCCGCTCGAATTTGACGGTTGAAACCTCACTTCCGAGCATTGACCCGACCATTGCAGCATCAACAATGTCAAACGAACTTTCGATTGCTTTTGCCTTCTTTTGCAGGGTTACGGTTGATTTGTCCGTTCCAAGTAAATCATCCCCGACGCCTACATAGGATGATTCTGCATTAATCTTGTCCCAATAACTAGCCGTCTTTATCTTTTCTTTGGTTTTCTTCAGGTCTTTCTCATATTTTTCCCCGGCATACAGGAATGATGAACCGGAATCTGACAGAACATCTGCTGCCAGAAGGGTTTCATCTGCCATTGAAAGGGCTTGTTTTCCGAGGGTATTTTTCCCTTTCTTATCTCCTGCTCCGCCATCTGAAATGATGGTTGCATCAATGACATTAGCCCCGGATAACCCCTGAATGGCTTTGGTTAACGCTTCAATCTCTGTTGCTGCTTTGGAAGCCCCGGTAATGTTTCGGATGAGAGATGCTACCCCACCAGCGATATCCTGAATGGCTCTGACCGGAAGAGAACCAAGAAGAAGTAACGGTCCACCGATAGCAGTTAATGCAGTTCCTATCCCTGCTGCACCTGCTATCTTACTCTGCATGTCTTTGGGAAGCCCGTTGAACCATTCCATTGCTCCCTTCACGGCATCGAGGAATGTATTTACCAACGGAGTAAGCCCTTCAACAGCATTCCCGAAGAAGTCCTGAATCATATCCCCGTTCTGTACCAGGAAGTCCCTCAGGTCCATGACAATCGGTTTCAGACCTTCCCCGACCCGGAGTTTTACCTGCTCATATGATTCTCCTATCTGCTGAAGGGCATAATCCAGGGTTTGTTTCTGGTCATCGGCCATTTTCTTATTCGCACCGGCCGACTCATTGACCATCTTATTCAGGATGGTTTTGTATTTTTCAACCGATTCATCATTAATCAGGGTCGCGACTTTTGGTGCGGCCTCATCTCCAAACAAAGTCTTTAAATCAGCAAGGTTATCCTGAATCCCGGTTTCGTTCAGTGTTTTGAATAACTCTTCAAGGCTATGGGTTGCAGGATTGATATCATCGGGGGTCAACCCATATTTTTCAAGAACTGCTGCACCTTTCGGGGTCTGTTTCGCTAACCGGGTTAACATCTGATTTAACCCTGTTCCAGCCATGGTGCCTTTAATTCCATTATTTGCCATGACCGCCAGTGCGGCAGACCCTTCTTCTATTGAATGGTTGGTAAGGTTAAGGATTGAACCCGTGTATTTGAATGATTCCCCGAAATCTTTCACTGAAGCGGTTGATTCGTTTGCTCCGGTTGCTAATACATCAGCAAACCGTTCGGCCTGATCTGCGGATTTATTGAACTGCGATAACGTATTGACAATAATGTCTGCATTGTTCTGAAGCGGTTCCCCGGTTGCAATGGACATCTCCGTGACGGTTCCCATTGCAGCCTTAATCTCATCCATCTTATACCCGGCTGCTGCAAGGGACTCGATACCAGCGGCTATATCGGTTGAATTAAACGGAGTTGTGGAACCGAGTTCTTTGGATAACGCGAGAAGTTCTTCATATTCCGCTTTTCCACCGCCGAGAAGTGACGTATCATACTGAATCTGTTTTTCCAGCTGTGCATATGCATCCAGGGATGATTTCGCGAATAACCCGGCACCGGCAGACACGATGGTCATTGCAGCACCCATCTTCTGCATTCCATCTGCTACTTTTCCGAACGAGGTTGAAATTGTATCCAGTGAACCGGATAACCCGGACAGATTGGTTTTCGCGAACCCGTCCAGGGACTTCTGAGCTGACCCTGAATACTGGTCAAGGTTTTTGAGTGATGATTCCATCCGGCCGATATCTGCAATGGCATTACCCAAATTAACTTCAAACAGAATCTGGAGCCGGTTCTCACTCATGAGTCTGTTATATGGTGTTAAACATTATAAGTGACTTTTGCCAGAATATTGTATTTTTGCGGTTGTATCAGGTTTTATATTGTTTTACTGCGTAATAGTTGGGTATGGAAGAAAAAGAGATGTATGCCATCGGTGGAATTTGTATCGTTGTATTAGCCGTGATTCTTTATTCCACGGTGATAAACCCAGACGTTTTCATTTCAGTCTGGAAAATGGTTCACGGGATGTAAACATCCAAAAAAAGTTTTTATTCTATTTTCGTTCCGCATTCTGCGCAGAATGCACTGGTAACGATTGCGCCACATTGTGAACATTTCTTCGGTTCAATCTTCTTGGACTTGTCCGGGTCTGCGTTCATTGAAACAAATATCAAAGAGCCGAACCATGCGAACATCAGGATGTTTGCCAGGGTCTTGTCTGCCGTCATAGATAACCAGGCTACAAGAATAACCGTGGGAAGTGCTGCCATGATGATGTTCTTGGTTCCTTTGTAATGATACCCGCAATACGCTGAATACCCGATGAGTGCCAGTAACGGGATGACTCCCACACCAATCAACTGACCTGCGAGAATCAGGAAGGCTATTAATACTATCAGTCCAATTGTTATAAACAGTTCGTTTCTCATTTTTCCACCTTTGTTTTTAGTATCCTACTGCTGTGACTCCATACACAGCCTGTTCGTTCGTGAATCCATCGAATTCCAGTTGGTCAATTAATCCCTTTCTTGAGAATGACATGAACTTCAGATAACTGTTTGCACGTTTTTCTGCCTGTGCATTCCAATTAACTTCAATATGGTTCACTCCGTATGTTGCTTCCTGGTTTGAAAAGCCTTCATATTCCAACTGATGAATAAGTCCGGTTTTCGAGAATGCAGAGTATTTCAGATAGGTGATTGCCTTCTTTACCGCGTTCTGTTCTCCCATTGTCGGGTTGTCATAGGTCGCTGCTGATACTGGCATTGTCAGAACGAATACTGCCAGAATGAGTAATACGAATAGTTTTCTCATAGCCATTTCTCCTGTGATGTAGATATCGAAAAACATTTTGGTTTAATGTTTTATACCATTGGACTCAAGATTGCTCTATCATCGACCTGTGTGATGGTTCAGATATCTTTTGTATAATCTTCATGTTGTTATCTCCAATAATTTATGAATTGCTTCACGTTCTTTGCGGTATTTGATATATTGTTCTATTGTTACATCGCGTTTGTATTCTCGGTTGATACGTTGCCAACGCATCTTATATCGATGTGATTTTTCTCTAATATCCTCCTTGTGGGATTCACGATATTTCTTCATATATATTGCAATTTTATCACGACTTTTTTCTTTGTAGTTTTTCTCTCGAATTGCTATTTTTTCCCTATTATTCTCACGATATACCTTATGTCGGATTGCTTCTTTTTCTCGATTCTTTTCATGATATTTCTTATTATATTCATTCACTCGAATTGCTATTTTTTCCCTATTATTCTCACGATAGATCTTGCGTTTGCGGGCGATTTCGTCGCGATTATATTCCCTATATTTTCTATCGCGAGTCAATCTACACAACTTACAAATATAATTACATCTGGTTATAGCAGACGGGGGACAATTCTCACCAACTACAAGAACATCCCCACAAACCCGGCACACTTTAACTTCGCTGCTCATTCTCCATCTTTTCCTTTGCCCAGATGAGTGCTAATGATAATGCTCCGAGTTCATCATCATGGTTGTATTTCGCCATAATTTCATTCAGGATTGTTATCTGACCGGGTGTTAAAGCAGACTTCAGAGCAAGTATTTTCTTATTGATATCTCCGTTTGAAACAACTTGTTTTAATGATGGTGTTCCGGTAAACATTTCAGGTGATAAGTCAACCTTCTTTGCTATCTTTGCAGGTGAAACCGTTGTAAACTTTAATGGGACACCTTCTTCATGGAGCCATATTTCAACGGCTTTGCTGGTTACTCTCACGTTGTTATTTATCGCATCCACGATTTTCTTTGTCACGTTTTTACGAATATCTGATTCAGGTGGATACTTCGCAAGTTTCTTTGATGCAGTCATCGGGAATAATAAATACACTTTATCAACATGAATATCAAATTCCTTTGAGATGTCTTCGGATATTAATATATGCCGTTCCATGTCTTTTGGATTTCCCAATCCACACGATTCTGAATAGTTTTTAAATTTATGAAATAATTCCGGGCATTTTGCCATTTATACCATCCCTGTTATGGTCGTTTGTGAATCGGGAAACAATGTCTCACGAAGAACCCGGATGATATCAGATTTCCAATACCACCGGTATTCGTGGTGAACGCTCCCGTTCCGATGACCTTTCGTGACTGGTTTCCATTCCCCGTATGGTTCTCCTTTTTCAGTTGGCTTCCAGTCCTTCCGGGTCCGTCCAGATGTTTTGCTAGTCACCATATCAAAGGTCTGATACCCATTCTGTTCAAGGATGTTATTTACTGTTGGTGCAGACATTCCTCCGAGAGATTGCCCTATCTGTGTTGGATTAAGGGTTGCAGGTGCATCTCCAATCATTCTGGGTATCATCCCTTTCAGATATGATAGGTCGGCTTCTCCACCTTTCCTTTGAATCTCCTGTTCCGAGTGACTTATTGAAGCGGATATTACCATTCCGGGGTCAATCTTCAGGTATGGACAAGCATACCGGATAAACGAATTCGCAATTGCCAGATGTTTGTTAGTAATTGATGCTTCCGGTGAATCCAGTTTAATTTCTGAACCTGTTGTATCTAGTTCTTTTGAAAGAACTTCTCCCTGCTCATACCGGGTAAACAGGCTTGCCATCTGGTCTTTTACAACCTCAATATAGTTGGCAACCGCCCTATTAAGCATGGAGTCTGTTTCAATTTCCATTAATGCCCGGTTCCATCCATCCGGGTTAATGAAATAATATGCCACTACAGAGGGTAACACCGTGCCGTTGTTACTATCAATAATGTCTCTGATTTGTAAACGGGTTAAGTGGATGTAATGTTTCCCTTCGGTTAATTTTTTAATAACCTTTGCAGCATGTTGTTGTGATAAACCAAGTTCTCTGTATAAATCCAACCAATATACATGCGGGACTCCATCTTTGATGATAATTTTTCTTCCAGTATTAATACCAGTTGAATCAATTATATCTAATTTTAATTCAGATATATCATGGTCAATTCTTTTCATTTGTTACTCCTTTTTCATAGCATTCCACCAGGTCGAGTATCATCTGGTCATAGGTCCGGGCAGGGCCTTTCAGATGATATAAGACATCTCTGGTGGATGTTCTTACATTAATGGTTGTGAATACATCTTTCTCCACCATTATCTAGTATAGTTATACCGAATACTATATAATTGTGTTTATCACTGTAAAACAAAAAAGATGAGAAAGATATCTAGTAAGAATTCAAGCATATGTACATATGTATGTACTGTACATACGCTTGCTTAGTACGTACATAATAATAATAATAATAATCAATTTGTTGACGTCAACAATATGATGTATTTTCAGTCAGAATAACAATATATCCAATATTTCCCGGTCTTTTATCTGACCGGGATGTAAAAGGGGTGTGTACGAGTATATTGGAATTATTCATTCAACAATTATCAGAACCACTCTCCCATCACTTCATCCTGCCGTTCCATCTCTCGTTCAGTCTCTTCCAGGTAAGATATCACATCCGGGCATTCCTGATAGTTCCGGTATGGACAAGTTTCGTCAGGGTCAAGGCTGCACCGTGGACAGATATTATCTTCCACGTATGTAATGAATTCATCATCCAGGTTCATTATTTCAATCACCTAAAAAATTGTTATCCGTATACCTGTTTCCAGTATACTCCACCATCGTTCCAGTAATCGGTTTCTTCTTCAGTCAAATATGGGCAGTTCTGGGTTCCCTGTAAAGGACATTCACAGCAACCGGGAACATCATCTGGACACAGTTCGGTCATTTGTATCACCATTCCCCTGACCACATCTTATCATATGTGGACTCATCCACATGACCGGTGCCATTACAGTATGGACAGGTTGTATTCCTATCCATTCCTGAAACATCCTGTTCATATACAGTTCCGGTTCCATCGCAGTTCAGACATTGTTTTTCACAATTGTAACCATTATATTCAAATTTCGCAGGTGTTTTCCCACGAACGAATGTAAATTCAAGGGTTCCGTCAGGGTTTTCATTTCCGGTGTATCTTAATTGTTTTGCCACGTTTCTTTTCACTCCTTTGTGTTGTTACACACTATAGTTATACCTATAAGTATATAATACTTATTATTTTAAATTCTGAAAAAAGAAGGTTAAATTGAGTCGTAATCTATGCCATACCGGGCCAAAGCCATTTTATCAGGGAACTTGCCACGCTTCTTCTGTTTCTTCTCTTCCTTGTTCTCATCAATATTCACGCCCATACACAGGACGGAATATTTAATCGACTGATGAGTTGAGACAGACCAGTATTCTATCAGGTCATGAACGTCTAAATCCAGGCAGTATTCAGGGGTCCATGAGTTGAAGTAGCATAATTCCCTTATGACTTTGCAGAGGAATTGGAGGGTTTCTTCAGGTGTTTCTGAATCTCCTCCTGAATCATCTCCCTCATCGTCGGTTCCAGTGCCGCCTTCTGCATCTTCACCAGTTTCGCCTGGGCCTCTGCTTTTATTTCTTCGAGGCGGTTTAAGAAAGGGGCCATCACCTCATAGATAAGTTTCTCGAACATATCGGCTGATACGTTGTCCAAAAGCCAGTCTACGGAGACTTCAAACCGCGATTTCTGTTCCTGTGTCCGTGCGGAATTGAGGGTATTCACACAACAGTCGAGCAGAAATTCAAATTCGTTCCGGGTATCGTTCCGGTATTCGATATTTTCATCCACCTGTTCAGTATTCTTCGGTTTCTCCGGTCTGGTAGTTTCAACCCGCCATGCCAGGAAATCCATCTGGATACGAGCAGGGATTCTCCGAATAGTAAAAATTTCGTCATTGATACGGAACTGCCGGGAGTCACCCCGGATAGCCCCGTAATTTTCTAAAGCATCCATGATTATACGGTTACTGCTGCATTCTTCAGGATAGCAAGATCGAGGTCAACCATTCCCTGCATGTTCAGGTCGGTCAGGGTAACACCCTTCAGGGTATCAATCAGGTCGAGCTGGCCGTTCTCAAGCAGACGGGACGAATCCACTTTTCCGAGGAATTCGTATGGAATACCCCAAGACGACTTCTTATCCTTGTCAGAAGTGAGAGACAGGGCACTCATTTTGTTGAAATATGCCTTGACGATATCAACCTTCAGACCATAGATGAGATTACTGCTATCCAGTCTCTTCACATGGATAAGCCGAAGGACAATCGGCTGAATTTCGGTTGCACCACCACGCCGGAGAGAAATAATCTTTGCAGGGGTATAGGTATATGCAACCCGGACCTTCTGTCCCTCTACAATGCTGGTGGACGTGCTCTTCCGGGTAATAGTGGTATATCCCATCAGGTCTGGACCGGAGATGACATAATCCGTGTCTGCCACATATGTTTCTGGGGTGGTGTCAGTATCCTCTTTCACCGTGATACTGGTAACAAGAGCTGGTGCTGATGTGGTATAACTTCGGTTTGCCAGTCTAACCGGCTTTGTGGATGACATCGTAATTGTGTCATACGCGGTTGACATGACAACCGGGGTTCCGAGAACATACCGGACAAACTGAGTTCCACCTGATAGTAAAGCCATCTTTTCAGCGACCACTTCAGTCAGTTCAACAGATAACCGGACGGTTTCGGAATCAATGATATCATTGAACTCTCCATCGTCAAATTCCGGTTGAATAGTCTCCGTTACCGGTTCGTATTCAACAGAACGCTTTAAACCGAGGTTCATCAGATTGGTGGATGAGAAATCTGATGCAGCCCCGGTATATCTTCCTGCAAACAGAAGACAGTTCCCGAAATAAATGGAACCTGATTCCTGCTGTTCGTTATGGATAAGTGCCATTTTTAATTAACTCCATAAATCATCGTGAATGTTCTGATACTATACCAGAGACCGGTCTCCTTCTCCTCGTGTGAATCACTGAAGAAATCAAGAACAAACCCATCAATCCAGGTATCCCCGGACTTGCCAGAGAAGTTCTTTAACGCGGTCTCGACATCGTTTGCCAGGGCTTTACTGGATAATTCATCAGAAGCCCAAGACAATACCCGGAATTTCAGGCTTTTTCCAACAGGGTTTCCATCAACCCCGCCGACATCATGATAAACGATATACGGGGCTGCGGTTCCCATTGGAGCAGATGACCTGAAACACCGGATTTCCTTGTTATTTGTTCCCCACGTGAACCCGATACGGGAGAATACTGATGAGTTATTCAGAAGGATTTCGCGGATGAGGTCTGAACTCATACCAGCCCCCTGACAACTTCATTCAGTTTTTCCACACACCCTTCCTCGTTCTCTATCATGGCCGGACCCATGAACGGACGGGCAGGGAGACGGGACGTTCCATACTCATGATGTATCCCGTATTCCGCCCCACAATCAACAGACCCTGATATGATGGTTCCATGAACTTCAGATGGTTGTGCTTCGATATGGGCAACCAGGTATCCGGTTACCTTATCAATCCGTTCGGGCCTGGGACCGGATGCATACTGTTTTGCTGACCCTTCCATCTGAATAAGGCATTGGTCAACGGCAGGCTGCATTTTTACGGGCAACTGTTTCAGGTTCTCTAGTTTCACAAGAAGTGAATCCAATCCCGTAATCATGATTCAACCGCCTTTAACGAGCATTCTATCCAGGCGGGATGCTTGTTTGAATATACAATTTCAGGCAGGGAATCAACCGAATAGGTTCCGGTGAAACTTCCAGACTTTCCAACAATTGTCGAATCTTCGCTTATACTGGTATCCAGGTATACCCGGAGCCGTAATTGAGAGATGATGTGAGCCCCGGATGCTGTCTCCTGAACCGGGCTTTTCAGGGAATAGAACCGGCATGGAACGTTTGTCGTAATGACTGCTCCATACTGCGGTCTTCCATTGATGTATCCAGTGATAGCCCCTGGGTTGGAGATATCGCAGAGATGACAGAATGATGCCCTTCGAGCCATATTTTTAACCAGATAATGAAGATGCTGCCATACCGATACCTGAACTTCCCGCATCTTTGCGGGTCACTCCTGTTGACGGTTGTTTTACAGTCAGACCGGGATTAGCCCGGAGTTCTGCGGCTTTCGTTTTCAGGGACGAGATAATCTCCTGGTATGATTTCATCCAGTTTGACCCGGATGTATCAAACCTGGTTGAACCGTCTCCTGCATCTTCTGACGTGATATGCTGGTCATTCTTTGCCCGGTCAATGTAATGACAGACAAGAAGTCCAACGGCCATGTCAGAGATGGAAGGGGTTGAATTCCCTGGGTTATCCAGGTCAAACTGTCCGGTGGCCCACAGCAAAAACGTGGAAAAGTCTGCTTCTGTGATAGTTCCAGAAGTCCCAACGGTGTATTCACCCTGGGATATCAGACGAATCGTATCTGCTGTGACCGCCATTTATTTATTCCTCCTTTTCTGCCGGTTTCTTTCCAGACTGCGGTTTCCCGTGAGTCTGAACCGGTTCTTCCTTGACAGGTTCAGGAATGGGTTCGGTATAGGGTTTTACCTGGGACCCAAGCTTGTATGCAAGGTCCTCTGATACCTCCATGATATCCCCCTTCTGCCAGGTCTGTTCACCCTGGTATATCTGACCAAACTGCACTTCCACTTTCATATGCTCATACTCCGGTCAGTTTGCAGATGGCGTTCTCATCAATGACATCCACATAGAGAACCTCATACACGTTTCCGTATACGGGAGAACTCTTTGGAGCCTTTGAATCCTGTCCGAGTTCAGTGGTCAGTTCCAGCGGGTTCAGGAGTCTGAAATACTCCATCGTCGGGTCATACGGAACGACCATAGCAGTTCCGGCAGTCAGAAGGTCGGTCTTGAAGATTGAACCCGGACCACTTTCCTTTCCGTTGTTCAGTGACTCGATGACTTCAGGAATCTCCTTGTTTCCACTGGTGGAATTCCGAGAGATACGAAGTTCAGCCATCTGGGTTGGATTGCAGATGAGATGGTATGCAGAACTCTCTACAGAGTTGTTTTCGAGTTTTGCGATAGCTGCATTGACAGCCTTGTCTGCATTGCCATAGGTTCCGAAATCGAGTGAATCAGTGACTGACTGTGCAGCGGCCTGATACAGACCCTTTACCTCGTAGTTGGTTCCATCCGGCTTCCATCCCTGAAGAATCATCTGGTTCTCAAGACGGGTGATTGCCTTACCGGCAGACCGGGCGGATGCTGCTTCAAGGTTGGTTCCCTGACGCAGAAACGCCTCCATCTCCTGTTTCTCGATGATATATGGCTTTGAAAGAACCGGAAGGTCAACTTCACGGCTTCGCACCTCTACTCTGTCCCGTGCTGCTCCTTCCCGTGGGAAGTTGTACGAAACAAGAGCATCGCCCATTTCAATGAGTTTCTGCACACGTGCCCGGAATATTCCATCCCCGACACAATCCGGGTCCTGAGCTACAATCTGCCGTCCGAGCATCTTTGGAGCAAGGGTCTCGTGCAGTTTTGCATCCAGATATTCCATTGCCCGGTCAAGTTCTGCGGTGGTATACTGTGAGTCAGCCATTTTAGATGACACTCCTTACTCTGATAGTTGCGGTTGCGGTGGTGGTTGTGACGGACTCCTCTGCATACCCGACAATACGTTCAGTTCCAGCCGAACCGCTGATGGTTGTGGTTCCGTTTGCTGCGGCGGATGTCACATTGGTCGAACCCGATACAATTCCGAGGGAACTTGCCTTCTTAACCCGACCTGCTGCGTCGGCTACAAGAGCATCATCCTTTGCGACGGTCTGTGATGTGGACAGGGTTGCCAGAATAATGAATCCTCCACCCTTCAGAACCGGAGGGACATCATCAGCGGCATATGCCGTGGTCATGTTTGCCGGACGTTCTGACGGTGCAGCCTGTTCATATCCGAGCCATCCGGCCGGGTTACTCCCTCCGGTTGCTACAACCAGGTCGCGGTCTCCGGTTCCCTTCTTGCAGAGACGACCAGGATACATGTCGGTGGCAGTCTCTACCTGGCATGACAGGTCAGTGATTGGAACGTTCCCGCCCTGCACAATTGCATTGCTTACAGTTGCCATTTATCTCAAGCCCCCTTGTGGAACAGGTCAGAATACCGTCTTACCGGTTTTTCATCCCCGGTCTTGGTTGCAAACTTGGTTCCGGTCTTGGTGGATGCTTTCAGAGCATTCTCCTTCCATTCAGCCACTCTGTCAAAGAGTGCCGGGTCTTTCTCCATGAACGCAGTCTTCAGACTTGCAATCTGTTCATCTGAAGTCTTTTCACCGATTGGAACGTGCTTGTCGAGGAATGCCGTAAACGCGGCTTCCTTCTGTGCGGTCTCCTGTGCGGTTATCTGTGCGGTGAGTTCTTCGAGTTTTGCGGTGGTTCTCTCAGCCTGTTCCTTGAGTGCGGAATATTCAGCATTGAGCTGGTCATACTGACTCTGGATAGTGGCCTTCTCATTTCCCAGAGTTGCTATCTGTTGGTTCAGTGCAGCAACCTGGGTTTCTGATGTTTCGCTCATTTCAACGGTTTCCTGCTTTTGTTCTTTCATCGCTGCCTGAACCTCGCTGGAACCTGAGAAAAGCCCTTTGAATTTCTCAAAGAACCGGTTGAATAATGGTTCAAGGTCATCGGTTTTGGTATTCCTGACCGCAGCCTGTTTTGCTGCCGGGGAATTGGAAAACCCGTATTGAACTGATGTTTTTGCTGCTACAGCTCCCAAATCTGCGGGCATTGTCCACCCATCCTCTTCAAAGACTAATACGTGACTTGCTTCGGTGATTTCAGTGACAATCCCTTCAGACTGGTTAAAAAATTCAGAACCGGATATTCCAAACCGCCCTGCATAATACAGGTCAATGGCCTGTCTCCCCTTTACCGGGTCAATGTTCATTGCACAAACGTGTCTCGGATGTCCTTCGACGACAACTCGCGAATCTGAAATATACCCGATAATCTCGCCACCGACTTCCTTCAGAGCTGCTTCGGGGTCGGCTTTGAACAGTTTCGGGTCCGGGTGAACCTGCCCGAATACAATAGGGGTTCCATTCCAGATGTCCACGGATTTTGAGAAAACATCTTCCGGATAATACCAGGTGCCGGTCTGACAACTGACCCACCGGTTGAGCATCAGGAGCGTACAGTTTGACAGAACTGTATACTCCGGTTCACCCGTTTCTGCCATATCCGGCTAATTTAACGAGAGTTATAAAAGTGACTTTTGCTCATGATAAACATTAAATGTATATAAAATACATAATTATGTTAAACATGGATGTACATCAATTCAATATCCAAGGATATTTTTTAGTTAAAAAAACCGTGTCAAAAGGAGACACAAGCGGGAGAATTTATCTTCCGAAGGAATGGATAGGAAAAGAAGTGGCCGTCGTATTGAAAGAGATTTAATGGACGTACAATTTTTTTCTGTATGGGGTTTTGAAATGAAATTAAAAACAGTTGGAAAATGCAATGGCGTTGGTCTGATATACCTCCCGAAAGAATGGGTTGGGAAAAATGTTGCTATCGTGCTGAAGGACTCAATAGATGCCCGAAGATAACCGGTTTTGCGATACCTGTGACCATAACCGGGTTCATGAGGTATGGCGAAAAAAGGAGAATGGAGATTGGTATTCGTTTGATTCCGGTCGGTGTCACTCGCCCCAGGCACGGGGATACAAGAAACCGGATAAGACCGGGGGTGTTCCGATTGGTGACGTGTGTTGGATTTGTCGAGGGTATTGGTGGGTGCAGAAATGAAATTTAAAATTATTGTTGATGTGGAAGAGTGTCCATACAGAGGGAAGAAACTGCATGTCACTAAACATACTGGTTCATATCACAAATGCAAACACGAATCAGGGTGTGGTGAATGTGTGTTTGAATACAGCACGTTTGAAGCATTGTGCCCGTTGGTAAAAGATGGGTGTTTGATAAAAAGTGATGATAAACCAGGATTCGTTCTGGTTGCAGGAAAAAGAGATTTTTACGGATTCAATTCAACGTGCCAGGAAATATAAAACTGCAAAAGTTGCTAAGATCGCTGAAAACAGACTTTTTCCAGGTAATGATATGTTGACTACTATCCGGGTAAAACGAGGGAACTGGTCATGTTCCGTGGATGTTTCAAGACCGCAATTTTCAATATCGGTGCTGCATGAGGATACTGAATAATTCTACTGAACTACAAATCCGGTTAAGGCCGGATGAGATAGACGGGTTTATCAATTTCGTGTTGAATTCAAGGTATTGTCCTATCCGGCGGGAACTAGTGGATGAACTGAAGAAGGAGTGTTTGTTATGACACCAAGATGTAAACACGGGTGTCCAAATAAAGCGTATAAAGACCATGTGTGGGTTTGTGAGGGTATAGATTGGGCTGAAGATAACGAGCCTGGATATGTTGTCGAGAAGTGGGCTATACTGGATATGACAAAACCAACTCCGGAATGGTGCCCGTTTGGACATGGTGATAAAACATGACCAAAAATGAGGATGTGTCATGGATATCGCAGAAAACAAGGAAGGCTTCAATCAGAGGTTTTACAACTGAAGAACTCATAGCAGAACTGAAGAGCAGACACGAATTATGCCCGGTTGTAAATGAGATGACTGAACCGGTATGTATGTGTGTCTCCACGACTGAATCACTCGTTAAAGAACTGATTAAGCGGGATGAAGTCACTTTCGTAGATATACCTTTGGATAATACTGCATATACGCGGGTTTGGAAAAATTTACCCGAATCTGAATATGGGTGCTCTGGTATTGATATTCATACTGCCCGGTTTATCAACGGCCCGGCCCGAATCCTTGTGGTGGTGGATTAGATGAATATAACTGTAATGGAAGATGGGCTACAAATTTATATACCCGATGAAGAATTGCCAGAATTATATCGGATTGTTAATTCACCGCATTATAGCCAGATGGCTAGTAAATTGATTGATGAAATATCTAGATTGTTGACTCCTCAACAATTAAATGAATTAAATGGGGGGGTGGATTAAATGACCTGCACCGGATTAGATGCGGTTTGCATAGATGTCTGTCATCGTATGGAGCACGCTGCGCAAAAATACAACGTATCATTCATGGACGTTTGGAGGAGAGTTTTGGAATATCACGATGAATGGGAGCAAGAAGAATGAAAATCACTGATTTTGAAGATGGGTTGGATATATTTATACAAAATGAAGAACTCTCTGAAATGTATCGGATTGTACATGGTTCGTCTATGAAATGTGACCTGAAATACAAATTATTATCCAAACTCGAATGTCGATTATCCATAAAGGAAGTTTAGGAGATAATAAAATGAAATACAAATGCCACTCATGTAAGATTGTAATCGAAGAATCTGATTTGATTGATGGAAACTGCCCGAAATGTCTATCCAACATCGGGCTGAAGGAGATGTGTGAAAAGGACAATTTAACCTGCAATCATGATATCGTTGACGGATTAGCATATTGCCCGGATTGCGGTGAGTTGATGTGTCCCGTTTGTGGGTGCCATGACGTAGACGGTGTTAGTAGAATAACCGGGTATATGCAGTCCGTTTCCGGTTTCAATGCAGCAAAAGCCCAGGAATTAAAAGACCGGCATCGGGTAAATATACCGGAGTGTTGAAATTCATCCAGAAGACCCTGACGATGAGCATCACAGATGTTTTTGTAGAATGAAAAAAGATGTCCCTGACACCATCATCAGGATACCGGATGACACGGGCCCTATCGCTGAATACATCCAGTATAAGATAGGAGTGTGGGATGGATATTATCACAATGAGATAATCGAATGCCTGAATGATATCTGCAAAGAGATATCTGCATTCGGGGAACATAACAAAAAGTGATAGGTTATTCTTTTCCCCTCATTATCCGGTCACACTCTTCCCGGTTCTCCGGTCTGCATAACCGGTCTATCTCTTCCTGGGAACAGCCGTAATCCCGAAGGCAATGATAAACGAATAAATCATCTTCATAATCCAGTTCAGGAAGACAGTTGAAACACTGTTCCGGGTGCTCCCGTTCAATCTGTTCAAAGTGTTCATCCATTATTTTGTGAAGTGCGTTTTTCTTCATTTTATCCACCTGAAAAATTAGTTTAATATCTCCACAATGCTCTGTTCTCCATCATGCATCGAAAAAGACATTTTGCTGGTTTTGTTATCTCTCCAGAAAACATATCCCCCCACGTATTTGTATCCAAATACCGGGGATACATCCCGATAGGTAATTTCGCAGACTTCTCCTGCAAACATAACTCTTCCGTTTATTAGGGTTCCAATTTTCATTCCAACCTGAATTTCATCTGATTCAGTTATGATTCTGTGTGAATTTTCATTGTAGTTCATTTTTGTTTTCTCCTATGTGTTTACTACATACTATAGTTATACCTATAAGTATATAATACTTATTATTCTATACTAAAATATGTAAAATTAGTTTTCCCGGTCAGAAAGAATTCTGATAACCGTTCTCCGGTTAATTCCCAGGGTTTTTGCTATCCTGTTTTTGGAACAGGTCTGATACATTTCTCGGATGGTCTGTTTCGTAGTGTTGTCAATTGGTTTTCCTGTCGGCATTGATTACCTCAATAATCATCTTCGGGCATTGGTGACGGGTTCATTGCTTCGGGCATTGGGAACCCTGGCACAATTGGAACAAAACTGCGTCTGCAATGTGGATGTTCGATGGTTCTTCCATACGCTTCATCAACAGTCCATATCTCCCCATTCAAGGCTGCACAAACAGCACACCCGCACCCATCCCGCACCATAACCCGGTTGATGTCTGACTGTTTGTACCGGTCCAGGGAGTTTTCATTTAAACACCGTATGGTTTCGGTTCTCGCAATCCGAGACGCCCCGGATTTATACATCTGTCCCATGTGGTTCATGATATCATCTGCAACCGTATGGGATGGATACTGGCCCGGAACACTTCTTAATTCCCATCTTCCCAGGGGTTTTCCTTCCCTGATACCTCTGGTGATGATTTCAGATAATGCGTCTGCATTGGTTTTCGCATCGTATTTTTCAAACCACGGTATCCATTCTTTGTTTATGGTGGTCCCGCCCCGGTTCAGTTCATCCCGATATCGTTCTGCATAGGTAAGAGCAGGTTGTTTTGCTGCTCGTGGGTTGATTGGAACCTTTAATTCTTTCTGGGCGTTGATATACCCAAAAAACGCGGTCTTGGCAATGTGTTCTGATATCCGGTCCTTTATCTGGTTAACAAGTTCGGTCATCGTGGCTGTAATAGCCAGTTCAGTTGCCAGGTCAAGTTCACTCATGCCCGGCCTTTCCTCATGGTCTCAATGATATCCCTGGTGGCATGGTCAATCATCTTGTGCAGGTCTGTTTCCAGTTCATCTTCCAGCTCATCCACGGTTGGAACATCCTGTCTCAGGACTACATCAGGAAGGGATGTTTTTTCAGCACTCTTTGGAGCCTCATCAGCCACAGGAGTTATCAGGGACCACTCATCTATCATCTGTTTGAGGGAATCCTCATCCAGCCCTTCCGCTCCCTGTCTCTGCCTGACCTCATTGATGGTAAGAGTCCGGTATTTGGCGCCCATCTCAGCTTCTTTCAGGTCAAGGTCACGGCTTCCGGTATTCATCCGGGGAAGGGTGACTTCAGCCCGGTATCCTGGTGCGAATGAGTTATACTGGAAGAACGGGTTTATCAGGTCGTTCAGTTGTTGTTCTATCTCAGCCTGGATACCTCCGATGAATGCCGCCATCAGTTCAAGTTTCCCGTTATCTGACCCTCCGAGCCGTGTTGAATCATCATCAAAGAACGATGCAGGGTTCAGGGTGTAAATGATATGCTGATACAATGCTTCGATGATTTCAAGGTTTATGGTATTTTCATATTTGTATTCGATAATCTCCATGTTTGACCGGAGACTGAACGCTGTGTCTTTATCCCAATTCTCAAGAATCATGTTTGCATAATCCTCATCCGAGACAAAGTCATTCGCTTCACACGCGGGAGCAGGGTTGCTTATCTTAATGAACAGGATAGGGGCCGCACCCCGTTTCATAACCTGGACATTGGTTTCCCATCCGTAAATCAACATATCAATGAACGGGATGATAGGTTCAATGAGTGGCGTCTCTACTAACCCGTCCACAATCGGAGACTGACAGATAACCAGGTCATCCATATTCAGGAGTTCGGCTTTGTTTGTTCCAACTGTCTGCCAGCATTCTATTGTTTCCCCGTCCGGTGCCAGGGTGATTCCAAGAAGGTAATCAGTATATTTTTCCCGGCCTGACGGTTGTTTTGCGAATGAGTGTGGCGGGAGTCTGATAAGTTCTTTTGGTGCAATTATCCCTTCCTTGTTCTTTTCCCATATCGGGTTAAATATCGTGGGACCGTAAAAAAATTTGTCGTATAACCGGAACTGCCCGGCAGATAACAACGAGAACTTCGGAGACTTGAGAAGGTTAGATAGTAACAATTGGGTCTTTTCATCCACATCGTTGTTTGGGTCATAGACTGCAAGGGTTGGGTATTTGTTGAATACCATTGCAGAGAACTTAATAAACAGACCTTTCCCGTATGCGGTGCGGGAGAACTTGTAAAGCGTATCCACCGTGACCGCGTTTTTCGCAAAATTCTTGATATTGCTGATATATCTGGTTCCTGACCGGGACGGAACCGTTAAAGACGCCATACCGTAATATTCGCACGTTATATTTAAAGATGCTTCATTCCATTAAACGACTTTAAGTATTCTGTTAAATTTTTGGTATATTCTTGTTGGAACATACGCATAAAAGAAGAGGTTATTCGTCCGCGTGCCTGGATTTTATCTGGTTTTGCGCACGCTTTTGGGATGTCATCATAAGATAATGCTGCATTGCTGATTATATAAATAAATGCCATGCATTCATATTATGTTTGCATTGCAAATATCACGTTGAATAATTGCTCAAATGAGGATTAAGCGCTTCACAGGGTATATCACCAACCAAAAAAAACAAAATATAGACGATGAATTACGATTATTGTGTATGTGTTGACGCCGGGCAGTTCGATATCGTTCTGGACCGGTTTTCATCTGAACTGTGTGCTACAAGGTTTGCGGGTGGTGTTGAACCGTATTGTGATTATTCCATCCAGATAAAACCCGCAACCGAGATACGCGAACTAATAGTAGGATACCAGGATGACCGGGTTTTTACATCCGCGTGCATTGAACAGGGAACAGAACAAAAAAGTATTATTCGAGAATAATTGCAATTACGCCTTTTCCCACCGCATCTTTTGGCAGGTAAATGCCTGCTGCGGTGCCTTGGCGTGATGCTATTTTTTCCGGTACGAATTCAAACGAGTTCGATTCATATTTTTTGACGGTTCTATTACCATCTTCGCTTTCGATTGTGATTGTTATCATTGTTTTTCCTCATCATATTTCTTATGTGAATTCAATTTTCCGCCCAATGTAAACGACCTGTTACAATTCAGGCATTTGAACCTGGGTTTTATTCGCTCTTTGGTTTCTAGCCATTCGTTGAACATGGTGTTATCGCTTCCACATCTCGGACACGGTGGTTTCTCCAATGGGTTAAACCTCCGGTCACTGGGTTTCTCTTGGAATGCAGGACCATCTACATACTGCCTTCCGCATGACCGGCAGATATAGGTTTGACGATAGAACCCACCCGTATATTTCTGAAAACTGCCAAGGATGACCGGTTCCCCGCAAAATATGCAGGTGTTGTTCATTTATCCCACCTCAAAAAATTAGTTTATTCCCACACCAGTTGATGGGTTTCATGGGTTTCAGGGTTTTCCCAGGTATCACAGGGAGTTCCATTCGTATCAACGAGGTCACGGAGTGCCACAGTCTGGTTTTGGAATTGTGTCCTCCCATCCTGGGATTCAAACCAGATTGATTTCTTTCCAATGACTGCCACCATCCAGGTTCCGTTTCCGAGAAACTCGCCATTTCGTAATTTCTTTTCTGCCTTTTCCCGGTTGTATGCTGCCTTTTTGTTGTATTCCTGTGCTTGCTTGAATGCTTCTTTTGATATAATTAATTCATCCATTTATTCCACCTCAAAAATTAGTTCTGGGATTTCTCCTCATACCATGCCTTGATATCATCCAGGTTCTCAATACTGGTTGCATCGTCACCAACAAGGCACTGGTGTTTCTTATCCATTGCCCAGATTGGATAGGTTTCTAACCCTGCCGGTATGGGTTCTGTTGGAAGGTCTGAAAAGTCTATCACATCAGCGGTTCTTGGCGCTTTGCCTGCTTCCCGAAGAACTTCTGGTATCTGTTCAAGGACATCTTTCAATTCCCTGATGTCTGCATGGTCCCAGGTGTTTACCCGGTTCACAAGGTTCTCAAGATGCTTTTCTGCATCATATTCCTGTCCCTCTCCGTCGTCAACTAACATCCAGTTCCCGGTTTTCTCATCCTCTACATACTGGCTCATCTTTCATCTCTCCATTTGTTACATACTATAGTTTATTTTATAAGTATATAATACTTACTATTCCGAGTGTAAGTATATCATACGAATTTTGAAAGTATTTTATACGGATAAAATAAGGGAGTTATAAGTATAAATTCAAAACCCTAGTGGTGATGTCTTGCGTGACCTGCCTGACCTTATACCCCTGGGAACAGTTGACATGCCGGGTGACGGTCTGGATATCTCTACACGGTTCATCTGTGCATATTCCATTATCAAATAACGAAGGGTATCGCTGCAATGGTCGTTTGTCTTTTTGGGCTTGTCTTCGCCCCGTTTCTGTGCGTTCTCATCCCACACATACGCCCCGAATTCTTGTATCATGTTATGGCACGACGGGTCAATAAATAGAGTATGGAGGGACAATCTTCTGCTCACTTCCTGAATGCCTGGTATCACATCATTCACAGCTTCCCGGACCACATATCCACGGGACCGGAGTTCTGCGATAAATGAGGTTGCTGACGGGTCTACGGTGATATATCGAAGGGTTCTTACTCCCCTGGTGAAATCATCCATCAGGTCTCCAAGTTGTTTATCGGTCAGTTGCCCGGATTCAGCTGAATTATGATACATCTCTTTCATGACATGGACGTTTCCGGTTGGATGATGGATTCCGCCTAAAAGAAATACAGAAGGATTTGAAACACCATAATCCACTGATACAATAAGGTTCTCCATACCCCCTGCCGGTGTATCCCTGACGTGCTGTGATTCATCCCACATCGGATATACAACCCCCTCAGCTAAAACCCATAACCCTTCTATGTATCTCTGATACCATAACCCGGAGAAGGATAGTTTCAAGGATTCAATGTATTCTTTATCCAGGTATGGGTTATCGTCCAGAGTAAAATGCCAGATGTTTGCTTTGAGAATATCCGCTGCATCAATAATCTCTTTCTTCATCCAGTGATACGGTGAATCCGGGTTGGTGGTGACGTATAATTGTGCATTGGGTTCTGATAAACGGGTCTGAAGCATCTTAAAAAACGATTCTGGAATAATGGTTCCTTCATCTATGTATGCATACTGAAGGGTCTGGCCTCTTATTTTTGATTCGGACCGTTCATCATTTGCTCCAACCAGATAAACCCTCTTTCCATACAGAATGAGTTCTCCTGACCCTTTGTTCACATGGATGACTGATTCCGGTAACATCTCCTGCATCGGGTTGATGATGTTTCTTATCAGGGTTCGTTCGGTCTTTCCAACCATCAGGCATTCGGCAGTTGCCTGGTTTTTGACCAGATGAATCCATTTGATGATTGATGCAATGGTTTTTCCAGACCGGACAGACCCGTGCAAAATATTGATGCGGGAAGGTTCAGCCAGGATAAACTGTTTACTCTTCCCTTTGGGTTTCTGTAATTTCAGGCTCATTTCTTAACATATCTATTAATTCATCTATTGCTGCGGTCCCGTGTTCATCTGCTCCACGGAGGGATTTTAACCGTTCTGCACTTTCCAATAAGTTATTCAGTGAATCGGTCAGGGATTTTGTTGATACGGAAGGAGGTTTGAATGATGGTTCTCGTCCCTGATTCTTGATATCCCACCATTCTTTCCATTGTTGCTGCTTATACTTGATATCCGAAGCAATTACGAATAACAACCCGGAAACGGTCTTTTCCGCTCCCTGAAGCATATCATGAGCGATTACAACAGCCTTATCCTTCACCTGCTCGTTCTTCTGCCATTCGTGGTATGTTTCTATTCGTCTATCCCACTGATGCTTCTCTGACCATCGGTATAGGGTTCTGATGTTCGTTTCTGTCAGTCGTGACAATTCTGTCATTGACCTTGACGAACCCATGTCCCGGTATATTTTGAACGCTTCCCATTGGTCTGCTTTTTCATCCGTTCTTCGCTCAAATGGGTTCCGAATTTTTGTTGACATCTTATGACAGTTTTGACATTTTACGCAATGAGTCGCATGAACTCATCTTTCAGTGATGGGGTATGAAGAAATTCACCGCGAACTGCAGATGTTACCATACTAGATGCCGGTTTCTTTACTCCTCGTATTCTCATACAGTCATGACCTGCTTCTACAACCACCATACATCCCTTTGGATGAAGGTTGTCTTCAATGAAGTCTGCTATCTCATTGGTCATCTTTTCCTGAATCTGTGGGCGGGATGCAAACTTATCCACCACTCTTGCTAGTTTAGATATCCCACATATCCGCTCCCCTGGGAGATATCCGACATGAGCCTTGCCGTGGAAGGGAAGAACATGATGAGAACAAAGGGATGAAAAATCAATATCTTTGAGAATGATAAGCTGGTCATAACCAGGGTTCTCGAATGTTGTGAACTTCAGGTCATCGTTCTTTTCCCATTCGTTCAGGAATCCTTGGTATCTTCCGGGGGTGTTTTGAATCTCTTCTTCGTTGAATAGTTCGTCTGGAATTTCGAGTTTCATTTATTCATACTCCAATGGATCTTTTATTCCAAGTTCTCTAAATGCTGCTAATCGCTCATCGCATGACCCACACTTTCCACATGCCATTTCTCTTCCATTATAGCATGTCCAGGTTTGTGAATAATCAACACCTAATTCAAGCCCTCTTTTCAGAATGGTTGTTTTATTTCCGTGAAGGTATGGGACTTTTAATTCGATTGGGTGCCAGTCACAAAGAAACAGTGTTTTTGATATTGCTTCAACAAATTCCGGTCTGCAATCGGGATATATTGTATGGTCACCTGAATGGGCACCATAATACAATTTTGTGGCTCCAATACCAATTGCATAAGAAGCCGCAAGCGATAGCATCACCATATTCCGATTTGGAACAACGGTCTGCTTCATATTCTCTCCATCATACTGACCTTCGGGGATTTGGGGTTCTATCCGGGTCAATGAAGAGGGAGCGATATCATTCAGTATAGATAGTGAAATTATCTTATGCGGAATGTTGAGTTTCTCGCAATTTAATTTTGCAAACCGAATTTCTTTCTGGTGTCTCTGGTTGTAATCAAAGGATATTGCATGAAGTTCTTCTCCCTGGGAATGAATATCGTGGAGCAGAGTTATACTATCCATCCCTCCTGATACGATGATAACCGATTTCATAGCCCCTTCCCCCAATCGAGCAACACTTGAAGACGTGGAGAGAAGTTAAATCCATATTCTCTGCATTGTTTGGATAAGTCCCGATGGATTTCCAAATTATTAAAATTCCTTGAGGTTATAGGCATGATATACACCCGTTCCTTTGGAATTCTCTCTTTTTCTACAATGTTTAGAACCGGGTCGATGTATATTGCAGGGAATTTAAAAACTGTATTCGGGTATTTTAACCATTCCTGATATCTGATATCAGTTTTCGGACTGATGGTGATTAAATCAAATACTCCCGGATTTGTTGGAATGATTGTTCCGTTTGTTTCAACCTCTACATACACCGGATTTTTTGTGTTAATTATTTCATACATCGCCTTTTCGTGGAGAAATGGTTCTCCTCCTGTGAATACAATATGAGATGATAGTTTCGGGAGAATTTCTTCGATGTTAGTTTCAATCCCGACTTTTGCATATTTGGTATCACAAAAAGAACATGAAAGGTTACATCCTGAAAACCTGATAAACGTGCAGAACTGCCCGGTGTTTAATCCCTCTCCCTGGTGTGATTGGAAGATTTCAGAAATTATCATACCGAGCCTCGTTTCCTTCTGATTCCTGCACAATTACAGAAACCGCATTCGGAATCTTATGACAAATCCATTCTGCCATATTCTCTGCCGTTGGGTTGAATGGGAGAATGTCGTTCAGATGTTTATGGTCTAGTCTATCCGAAATCTCTTTTTTTATTATTGAGAAATCTGTTACCATACCGTCGCCATTCAACGAATTAGACTTACATATAACGGTGATAATCCAATTATGACCGTGTATGTTTTGGCATTTTGACTGATACGATAAATTCAGTTTATGGCTACCTGCAATTTCAAATCGTTTTTTTACTGTGTACATATTGATGCTCCAAATACTGTGAGAATTTTACCCATTCCGAAAAATTATGTCTGACCACTTTATGACGGTCATACTTTTTTGATGAATTGAACGGGATTTTTACAATATTCCCGTCTTTAAACTGATACACGTGCCCCCCACCAAACGCACAAGAATTCCATGATGACGAATCAACTGAATCAAAAGCATACTTCTTGATTGTAGAGGGAGATCCTATCCCCAGCCCGTGTATCCTGGCTCCGTGGTGATGTGCTATCTGAATGAGTTTGTGGAACACTTCAAATTTCGATTTTGGAATCTCTTTGGTGACAATTCCCCCGACTGCTACATATGAATAGTCTTTGCACATATCTTCAAAATATTTTATTCCACGTGATTTGTGCCAGACCGGAATTGATTGCTGTCTCGTTGATTGTTCAATGTAATCACGATATTTCTCTACTTGGGATAAGGGTCTTACAGCATCGACATCCATCTCAAAAAACTGTTTTATTCCATGAGTTTTGATGAAATCTGTATAATTTTTAACATATTCATCCAGGTTTGAAACGGTTTTATGCTTTGAATTCATGAACGTAAATGTCCCAGAATCTAATAGGAATTTCCGGTGTGGTCTGCTCTTTATCCAATCAATCTGCCATGGTTTAATGTAATAGAATGATTCGAGCATGTTCCAGTCCAATTCAAAGAGAAGGTTTGCAGTATCCGGATCTCTTATTTCACCACACGTTCCGGCTAAATGGATGGTTTGTCCGCCCGTTGTTCCTGCCAAACATACACCCACACCATACGTTCCGGCTAAATTAGAAGGGTGTTTCGTAATTCTCCCCCCCCCTTCAGGGAATCTGATTTTATGTTTACTGCTGCCAGGAATTGTTGAACCATCAAGAATCATATCCTCTGCTCTGGACCCGGCGATATAGTTCCTGGTCATAGAACTTCATATTGAGCAAACGACTCCCCGCATCTGGGACAGGTTATCAATTTGGGCTTTTTATCTGGTTTTTCCTCATCTGTCAGGAAAGAGTCCACATCAAAACCGGATGGTTCGGAACCAGTATCAAACCCATCCAAGGACATTTCAGAAAACCCGGTAAGAGAAATGTCGAACCCACTTTCTCGTAAGTCGGTTAATTCTGGGATTAAAAGTTCATTATCCCATTCTGCCCATTCCCCGGATTTATTATCAGCAATCCTGAACGCCTTAACCTGTTCTGGTGACAAATCATCAGCAAAAATAACCGGGACTTTTTCAAGACCTAAAAGAAGAGCTGCTTTTAATCGGGTATGGCCTGCAATAATCTCGTTTTTATTATTTTTGACATCTACGAGAATGGGTTTTTTGAATCCATATTCCTTAATGAGTTCGGCAACCTTTTCTGCGGCTGCATCATTCTTTCGGGGATTTTTATCGTATGGAACAAGTTCGTTGACGGGTATGTATTCGAGTCGCAATTCTGACATAAGAATGAAAGACAGTTATGCTTTACAAAATATTTAAAGGTGTTTAACAAAAAAAAGAGAAAATTATAATATTGGGAACACAGTTCCTTCTTCAATATCACTAACCAGTTCCACAAAGTTTCCATCTGCATACTCGTTCAGACCCTTGCCAGGCAAGTGTCCTGGCTGAATGGTATCTTCAATGATTGGTATCAATTCATCGACTACCGGGGATATGTGATTCACCAAAACCCCTTCTGGTAATGGGATCATAAGCATATTTCCATCTTGAACCTTTCGTGGTGTTGCATCTTCATAATAATAGTCAACTGTAATTTCGTTCTCTATGAAATCTATAAACAGGAATGGAATCTCTTCTATTTCGTGTTCTTCATTTAATTTTTTAATATCCACTGCGTTTTTCATTATAATCGCCCAAAAAAATTAGAATTCCCAAAGGTTTTCACCAAAGGTTTCAAAGTAGTCAGATAATTCCTTCTCGTATTGTTCCGCCCACCCGTCTTCCCGTTCTGCCTTGTTTTCTATTATCTGTTTAATCAGGATTGCAACCTCTTCTGCATCTTTCATGTGGTATAAATTATTATGGATTTTTGCAATCACCTCATCCAGAACTCCATATTCTGATACAGGGCAATCATTCAACTTTTCTCCAAACTCTACTAGCAGGTTTGCAAACCGGTTCTTCTCATTGTAATTCATTTTTCATCTTTCCTATGCGTTTACTACATACTATAGTTTATTTTATAAGTATATAATACTTACTATTCCGTTTTACAAAAAAAGAATCAGTCAATCCAAGAGGAATGACAGGAATTGCAGACGTACCGCTGAAGTTCTTTCCCGTTCCTGATATACTTTCCACCCTTCCGGGTCTTGTCAGAATGACATTTCGGACATGGTGCCGATTCGGCTCTCTGGATAAGTGGTTTCAGGGTGAAGATGTGACCACATGACCGGCAGACATACTGCTGTATTTTTCCCTGCCTGGTTATCCTCCATCCTTTCCGTGCAATATCCTGACCCTTGCAATCCGGGCACGGGATACCAACCACCGGTATTTTCGGCCTTCCCATTCCCACCCAGGTTCTTCCACATTCAAGGCATTCATACCGTTGCTGTGCTCCTGACTTCAGTTGGACAAACCCGGATTTTTTAATATTATCTGATAGACAGTCTGGACAGTTCATATCAGAATATAGTATGTAAGAGCGCATACATATACCTATTGTTGGAAGATGCCCGGATTTCTCCGGTCAAACTCCTGAAAGAACTGTTCCCACTCCGGGTTCTCTTGAATACATTTCTTTCTGAACTCTTCAACCCGGTCTTTTCCAAGGGGCAGGTATAACGCTCTGACCATGTTCTCTTTCCGTCTGGTGTCTCTGGTGGTCATTTATTCCTCCTTGTCTGACCAGAGATGTGTATTGTCTATGTAATCAGATAACCACATGCAATTTTCGAACCTGATACGCCATATTGCGAGTCTGGCAACATCCAGATAAGTGAACGTCAATACAAGGTCTGTTCTTCCCTGAACCTGGAACGAGTTATCAGAAGTCCATATCTCCTCATCTGTTTTTGATACAATACCCTCTTCTAATAACAGGGAATGAACCCCGTTCATCCAATCCTCTTTCGGCCCCCCTGCTCCGAGGAATACAAGTCCCTCCCCGTGCTGGTTTAAAATTGATTGGAGTTTTTCTCTCATTGTTCACACATCATACCAGTCATTTAAGAACTCTTCTGCCTGTGTCCAGGTCTCGCACTCTTCGATGATTCCGCCGATATTCACGACTGCATCACCATCAAAATAACAGGTCGCTTTCCATCCTTCTCCAGTGAATACTACAGCGATGTTTCCGGCTTTCTTTCCATCCATTGTTGAAAAATTTATGTGTTCCATTTTCATTTCTCCTATGTGTTTACTACACACTATAGTTGTATCTATAAGTATATAATACTTACTATATGAAAAATTAGAAGGATGCGTATCCGAGTGACCGCATACTGGCAATTCCTGACTTTGTGATAATTACATGGTCAAGCAATTTTATTTCGAGTATGTCTCCGGCCTGTTTTAGTTGGTTGGTTATTTTGATATCCGCTGATGATGGTTCCAGGTTGCCTGATGGATGGTTATGAACACAGATAATTGATGCTGCATTATCTTTTATGGCTGCCCGGTATATTTCCCTCGGATGAACCACAGAGAAGTTCAAAACTCCTTTTGTAACGATGTGGCACCTGATGACTTCGGACGCTCCGTTCAGGGTCAGCACACAGAAGTATTCAACCTCTTTGGATGCTAGTGTTGCTATTTTCTTCACTTGTAACAAGTCTTCGGGTTGTCTGATGGATGGATTTTTTGGTATACTGTATTTGGTTCTCATCTCATCATATACCATCATAGGAAGGGAGTTTGTCATTTGACTCACTCCATTGCACATGGTGACCGTTTTCCACACAGCGGGCATATCCCGGTCTTGATATCGGTCATTACATCACAGGACATACACAGGTAAGCTGAGTTCCTGATATCATAGTCAAAACAGTATTGAAACCATGCTCCACGAAATTCAAGCGGTTCTTCCATTGCCTTTATCATTTTTTCCACCTAAAAAAATTATTTGTATAAATATCCCCGGACCTTTGCTTCCTGAACTTTGCTTTTTGCAAGTTTTTCCATGTGATCCCGCTGTTCAACTCCATACATCATTTCAACCATCTCAAGAATTCCCAGAGCAACCCTGGAATGAAACATTTCATTCCCGCCTTTCCCCTGTTTTTTTGACCTTTCTACTTCCATGAATGCCGTTTCAACTTTCTTTCCAATTTCTTGAATGTTTATATTTTCCATTTTTGTGTCCCCTATGTGCTTGTTACATACTATAGTTGTACCTATAAGTATATAATACTTACTATTTGATATCAAAACAACTTAAACCGGGAATATTTTGTCAGAAGAAGTAAGGATAAAGATGGAATGGGTGAACCCGTCCGGTTGGATACGAATCATAACCCGGTTGTTGTACCGGTCAACCACTTCACAGAGTTCTCCGCTAAATGCATGACATTCAGATGATTGGTCAGGACAATACCGGAGTTTCATGATATGATATGGAATGCCTGAGCTGCTATGATTATCCCTTCAACAATCGCAACCCCGAATAGTATCCGGTTCATCTCTGTTTCCCTGGATTTGTTTGCTCCGGTATCCTGATGATGTATCTGTTCCTGTGCGGTCAGCCGTTCATCCAGGTCGTTCAGGACCGGGGTTTTCGGACATTTGGCCCGTTCAATGGCAGTCATGCGGATATCCAGTTCTCTCATCTCGTTCCATATCAACTCATGGTCATCCCGTTTACATCCCTGTTCCAGTGCCCGGACCCGTTCTTCGGAATTCTTCATGAATTCTTCGAGTCTGGCGTTCATCTCCTGAAAACAGGATGACATATGAATCATATCACGGGATAACTCTGCAATTGATATGTGCAGTTTGTTGATAGCCGTGATATCTCCGAGGTTCTGAATTACTACTGATTTCGCGTCTTCAGTCATGTTGATAACTCCTGGTGAGGGAATCGAACCCCCATTTCCGTTCCCGTTCCAAGAGCCTGCATAAGTTTGTATGTATTGGATCGGCTGGTGTTACAAGGTCAAAGGTGCTTCCTGATGAGAGTAGGACGTGTGCGGGGTCTTATGCAGGGAATATCTCATCCAGGTATGACCCTGGTATGAGATGGTTTGTTCTTATACCTGGTATTCAACCGTGAATTTGTCGGATGAATACTCAAGTTCTCCTTCTTTACTGTCTGCGGCCTTGGTTGACGGCTTATAGACTTCAAACTGAACGGAATGTCTGCCGGGAGTTCTGAATTCGAGTGGAATATCGAAATAGTTGTCTTCCCGTCCGTCAACACTCATCCAGTCGTGGATGGTGATCTCAGGTTTCCCGTCAATGAGAATCTTGATAACCTTTTTGACTCCAATGTCTTTGGAATCCTGGTTCAGTCTGAAAAAATACCGATAATCGTTTGTTCTGGTCAGAATGTGTTTTGCCGGGGAATAATCTCCCGCACGGGTTGACCAGATACCTTCAATTGATACTGACATTGTTTATTCCTTTGTGAAGTTTCGATACAGGGCTTTGCCGACCTGTTCAACGGCTGCGACAAGGAAGCCGTATGATGCGAGCTGTGCTTCGATTCCCACCTGTGTAATCGGAATACCACCAAGAACGGATACAAGACCGATGGCTGCACCGACAAGAAGGGTGGATACAAGTTTCCACGGTTTGAATTCCGGAGTTTCCTTGGTCGGGTCAATAACCTGACGGGAATACCAGAGCAGAGAATAGATGAGAGATCCGCCGACTGCGATAAGAATTGGTTGAATAGTTTCAATCATTGTCGTCCTCCGAGACGTTGGCCTCTTCACTGGCCTCGATGACTGTTTCGTTGACTATTTCGTCAATTTCAGTATCCCAGAGCCAATCAAACCCTCCATCCAGGGTCTTGTTCGTATCTGATGAAAGTAATCCGTGGTCGTGTCGGGAATATGAATACTGCAAAGCACTGGAATTGGTATCTAATCCACTCTTGAGTGCCCCTTTCACATCTTCATACAGATATCCTGATGGAGTTGTGCCTTTGGCTGATACTCCCACGGCCTTTCCCTGCACCTCAACCTGGGATTCATAGGTTGTGCCGGGACCTGACCCCATTATTCCCCATAACCCCTCTACGGTCTGGGTCTCCGGGTATCTGCTGGATGACTGGTTTCCGTATCCTGCTATGAAATTAGACTGGTCGCACATGGATTCCGGTATATTGGTTTGTGTGCTGAACATACCGGCTGAATCAAATGCATTGAGCATTCCCAGAGTTTCAATCTTCGTGGAATCTTCCTTTATGATACCCGTCCGGCCTAACGATACGATGGTCTGACTTTTTCCACCATATTCGTATGAATCATTGACCGTCCCGAATCTCATCAAATTATCTGATGTTTCCCATGATTCGTCTGTATTAACAATTATCGAACCGCCATTCGCATATACGGATGAAGATATCACGGCCTGACCGGGTAACGAGCATATTATCAGGCAAAAAAGAAGGGGCGCGAATATTACGGCTATATATTTCATTTTCCAAACGGGCATACTTTTTTGAAGAATTTCCACGCTTTCTGATGTAATTTATCAGAACTGCGTTTTGCGGCTTCTTGTGCTGCCTGTAATTCCTTATCGGAATAATCAGCATCAAGTAAAGAGCCATGAACCATAAGCAATATGGTTATACAGAATATAAATAACTGTTTAACAAAAAAAGAATATTATTTAGCCTGAAAATTATTGCAGGATGAATTCAGGGGTTTCCATTCGTTTTCCATGAAACACCAGATTATTCCTGCCTTGTTTGTTAATTGGATACCTCCTATCAGGGTTCGGTTACAGTTTTCACATGACATATCCGTCACTCGTTATCTTCCGGTATACTGTGCTGGTTCCTGGTTCCACATGCATTTTCATTGTTTCTGATGGTTCCGGGATCTTCATATCAGATATCAGATTCTTGACTTTTATATCCACATACTGTTTTATCTGTTCCGGAGTTCCCATCATTTTTCCTTCGATTTTAATCGTTGCTGCAAAGTAATACGGGTGACTCATAACTGGTTCCTGATAACATGATATTAAATGCCTGCATCTTGTCTTCCTTCAGCATTTTGTTGTATTCTGCTACTCGTATCATATGGGATATTTTGTCAGTATCTGAAAGGGCCATTTCCATCAGGGTGATAGCGGTATCCTTGTAGGTCATACCAAGTTTCTCGGATAACTGTCTGACATATTTCATCACAGCACGCCCGGCGGGTGTGTTGAATTCAACCTTCATCCCTTTGGCGGCTTTTTTCCGTTTTGGTTTGATAACAGGTTCAGGTCGAAACTCTGCTTTTCGTTTTAACAGGGTTTCCATACCTGTGTCGGTCAGATACCAGAATCCAAGAATCTTTCTCCCTTCAATGATTCCTGATGTAAGATACTGCCGGATGGATTTCCTTGCATACCCGGTTTTTCTGGATGCATGTGCCACTGAATGAAGGGTTTCTCCCTCGTATTCGATGGTATCATCAACTGGTCTGGACGGTTTCGGGGATTTGTGCAGAATTTGCTGTGCAACCTGGTTATCATAATTGACACCATATTTTGCCAGAAGTTCTGATATCCCCTGCTCTGTCACAAAGGTTGTACCGAATAATGCCAGGCTTTCGAGTTTCTTTGATACGATTAATCCCTTGATGGTCCCTTCAGATACATCCACCAGATTTGATGCTTCTTTGATGGTGTAAAGGGTGGTTCCTTTGTGTTTGAACAATCATTCACCATCCGGTTTCAGGGTCAGAATATATTCCAGTAATTCGATTTCGCGTAATGCATCATCAGATGCGCCTGAAATAAACATCGCCTGGAAATTTTCGTTTATATCAGTTTTAATTTGTGAAATCATCTGGGTTATCTTTTCAACAAACCATACAGGCAATTCTTCCATTATAACCACCTCTGAAGGTCTGATTTGTCCCTGATAGGATAGAAGTGGGGAACTGTCACAACATGCGTATAAGTCCCGATACCCACCTGCAATTCGTTGGCGACATATTCCATTAAACGGGTCAATCCGTATGCATTGGGCCCGAACGCTTGCAAAATGTCTTCTGACCTGAATAAACAAATCATATTCAGATAATCTTTCCGTATCAGGAATTGTATGAACTGAAGGCATGGAACGCTTGCATCCTTGTTATCCAAATAGGGGTGCCAGGTGACTGATACAGCTCTCCGGGTATTTTTCTGCTCTTTCAGTTTCCTGATGGAATGAATTATCTGGTTCACACAGACACCATCAACCGGATATGAGAATAACCGCTGGTAATACGTATAATCAAATTCGCTGTATGTTCCCCGGAGCAACTGGTCTGCATATTCATCACATCGCTGTTTCTGAAAAGAGGAATTGGGATGAATCATATCCGGTTCATGTGGCCGTATCATCGTCACGGTTATGGGTTCCGGGTATTCCCAGGTTGTTTCTCCATCCTCTGTTCTGATTATCTGATGTTCCCATATCAATGCAGACATCAGGTGGTGATGAGCTGCTGCAATGCTTTTGCATCGGAACGTTATCATGCCTTTACTCTCCGTATTGCTTCAGACTGAACTATGTATGCTGCCTTCTTCTTCGGTTTCTTTGGTTCAGGTGGCATTGCTACAATGGTCAGGGTGAGTTCTGGATACAATTCTTCAAATCTCTGCCACTTATACCTAAAAAAAGGCGTCATTGTGCCATGAGAATGGGTTTTCCCAAGGTTAAATCCCTTCACATCTTCGATTACCAGATTCCCGTCTTTATCCAGATATTGAAAATCTGCTATATAGTGCCGGGCTTGGAATACCAGTAATTGAGAACCACATACCGGGCATATTTTCGCCTGCCCTCGTTTCGTTTTCTGAATTTCAATTCTACATTTTGGGCATTTCTTAAACGCTTTTTCGAGTGGGAATTTCGGCTGACATATGAGGTTTGATATAAGGTGTGCCCGCTCCATTGCCAGCAACTGTTCATACCGTCTTGATTCAGCCCTTGAATCAAATATCTTCCCGTTCACTTCAGTTTTAATATTATGATATTTTTTTCTCGCCATTCTCCATCTCCTTTTTCACGTCGCATTCATACCCAGGATACGCACAATCGCGGTGATGTATCATCTCTGAACAGACCGGCTTTCCCCTGAACCGTTTCTGATACATGCACTGAACAACTACCATGCAATATCCCAGGCGGTTTCTTCCCGCTTCTCTCCGTGTTTCGGACATCCTGGTATCGTGTTCGGATAATTCAGGTTCAGAACCCCCGGTTGGAAATATTCGCACCATCTGACCGGAAGGTTCTGATATTTTCCAAGGTGTTCACAGTTTTCACAGGTCATCGGTTCCTTGGTAACAGGTATTTCATTCCTGTTGCTGTGATATCCAGAAACGAATCTCCTCTTATCCGAATATGACCAGATTTCAACAGTATTCCGATATGGGTTTTAACCACGGGTGCCGGGTGGTTTTTGAGTCTGTATTTCACCTGATGCGGTGTGGTTCCCCGGTTATGCAGGATATCAACAAGGATTTCCCGGTTGACCTGGTTCAATTGAAAAACCCCTCCTGATAGACTTTTACTATGTAATCCACGGCTTTTGGTGGTGCATTGTTTATCTGGAATTCTGATATCCCGATGGAATATTTCAGGGAATACCCGCTTCTCCGTTCTGCTCCTGAATGCAGGATATTCATCACCGCTGTCATTGCTTTTGGTGTCAGTTCCACGGTTTTTGAAAAATTGGGCGTGGTGATGAGAACCGGAATGCTCATGTTCTCCCCCCAAGTTTCTGAAGGATTTTATTACTCTCTTCTTTCCATGATACTGCTATCAGAGCGTATTGCAGGTTCCGAAGGTTGTTCACAACCATTTTCACATCTGTTTTCGTGCTGATGGAATTGACATCTATCTGAGAAAGATATTTGGTCAATATCTCTCTGCATTCCTGTTCCGGGTTCATTCTACGACCACCAGCGGGGCAAGTTGTGTCCACGTCTCTTTATCGTGTTCATATGACCTGATGAACAGGATTCCTCCACCTTCCGGGTGCCGTTCCATTCCAAGTTCGATTCGTTCCCCGTCTGGGATGCTGGCGATTATCTCCCTGACATATCGGGAGTCATAGATTCCTATCTTCGTTGACGGTTCAGTGTTGGTTTCTCTCATTATTTCGCTCATTGCTTTTCCTCCCTCTCATACCAAGGCTTGAATTTTTGTGCATCTTTCCTACAATGTTTAAAATTTCCCCCGTTAGTGCCATTTTCATTAATTTCGTGTTCGCAGTTATCACACAACGGAGCACCACATACAAACCCGTTCATTGTTTCATAACAGTCATGGGGGGCCTGTTCTCCACATGAGCAGCACTTCATCCCAAGGTGTTTTTCACAATATTCGGTATTATCAACAGGGTTTGAATTACAGACCCCAACCCACGAAATATTAAATTTGCATCCAGAAGATTCGCTCATGCTGCAACCTCTCTTTTCCTGTATTCCTTCAGATACTCGTTTTTATGGATTCTCTGTTTTTCAGTGATGTTTTCTGCATATTCGACTGACTGTCGAACCATTTCCGCGTCGGGGTCTCCGATATGCTGTAATAGCCGTTTGTATGCTTTATCCGAAAGTTTCCATTTGGATATCCGTCTGCCGTGGATGTATCGGGAATCAACCAGTTCAATATACTTGGTTATTTTGTATTTCTGCGGTTTGAAGTCCGGGGCGAATGTTTTCACAAAATCCGATATAAATATTTCACCGCCGCAATTCCGGTATATATCTATCAGGATTTCGGTTTCCCGAACCCGCAATCCAACCATGTGAAAATTTATTGGGTAAATTTTTTCTTTCCGTGCCATTTTATAACCTCTTCAGATATCCGCCTTTTTTCTCCGTGTATACGCATTCCCGTTTCATTTTATCCACCTGGTTTATGATATCAAGTCTTGAATGACCGTCATCTGCAAGGGACGTTATCAGGTCGTGCTCTGATACCAGTCCATTATCATTTTTCAGGTCATCGAACCGCTTTTCTATTGCCCGTATCATATCCCGTTGTGATTTCGGTTTATCCGAGACTACCCGGTCAATGTCGAACGTTCCGGTTTTCGGGTCATATGCAACCTGTTTCAAGGATTCATCCACTATCTGAATGACCACGGATGCATGGTCCTCTGTGACCACCGGAGACAGTTCCATCCGGGCTGCTGCTTCTGCCAGTCTGATTAATGCTTCTATTGCCCGTGCTGTGACCGGTACCGGTTTATCTGATGTGTCTGCCAGACTTCTGATACTGGTAAAATAGTTGTTCAGTTTCTGCATGGCTTCCCTGGTCATTTTCGGGTATACGTTCGCTTTTGCATATGCGATGTATTTACGAAGTAAGACCGGGGGAATACCCGGAATAATGCCTTCATAGGTATCATTCGCAACCCGCTTTTCCTTCCGGGCAAGGACCAGCTCTTCCCCGTATTGATGAGTGTTCAGGATATGCCATGCAAGCATCTCATCTCTGGTCGTCTCCGGTTTATCGCTCATGAGAAAGATGATATCAAACCGGGATAGGAGTGATGGTGGCATGTTGAACTGTTCTGCAAGTCCGGTATAATCGTCAAACCGGCCCTGTGCCGGGTTCCCGGCTGCAAGAACAGAACATCGGCATTGAAGAGAAGCAGTTATCCCGGCTTTTGCAACCGAGATTGACTGCTGTTCCATAGCCTCGTGGATTGATGATTGTGCGGCTTTATCGCATTTTTCAATTTCATCAAGTCCCATAATCCCCTTGTCTGCCATGACAAAGGCACCGGCTTCAAGGGTCCACCGTCCATCAAATTCATCCTTCACGGCTGATGCTGTTAACCCGGCTGCACTTGCTGACTTCCCTGATGCATACATACTCCGGGGCACCAGTTTTGTGACGTATCTGATGAGCTGGGATTTCGCAATTCCAGGGTCACCAATCATCAGGATATGAACATCCCCACGAATCCGGGTTCCATCTGGAAGTTCTTTCGGAATACCTGAAAACATCTGAAGTGCTATTGCCCGTTTCACGTTCGTAATTCCAAAAATTGACGGGGCTATTGACTGTGCTATCTTGCTGAATACTCCGGGTTCGGGTATGTTGGTATCAGGGTTCAATTGCCAGGGTAGTGCTGCAAGGGTTTTGATATCCTCTTCATCCTCTTCCCTGATTTCAATATCATCGAAGTCAGTTTCCGCAAACTCTATGGAATTGCATTCTATGTAAATATCAAAAGTGGTGGATAACTGACCCTGTGAACGTCTCTGGAATTGTTTGACGATACCATTCAGGACCACCCTGGTTCCCGGTGTTGCGGTTGCACAGATATCATCCAGAACATCAATATCAATAGACTCCGGTTGTTCTCCTCCCCGTAACCCTTCCGGCAGTTCCTGAAGTTTCAACCGCTGTGAGTCAATGAATTTTGAATGTGGTGGTGGCAGGAGTTCAAATTTCTTGTTGTTACATCCATCAGCCTGACATCCATCAGGTTCCACCATCGGACCGAACCCCTGTGCCTTGACGTTCCTATGTCCGGCTTTACATCTGAATACTGCCAGGGTCAACCGTGGTCTGACTTCAGAGGCTTTCCTGATGATACCTTCCACTGATATCAGTTTCCCGATGTCGTCTGCTCTGATATCCCTGACCGGGGTTTTCCTTGGCAGGTGTGTGAACCGGACATTAACATGGAAATTCCCTTCAATGATAATCATCCGGTTATGCCAGAGCGTATCCTGAATATCCTGAACAACTTTCAGAGGTTTTTCCAGTATTTCATCTGCCAGTTCAGTTCCGAGTTTCCCTGCTGACTGGATATCCCGATAATCCAAAGTCAGGGATATCTCTTTCGGGTATTTCCGTTTCAGTGTTGATATGAGGGATTTGAACGGGTCACGGGAAAGAACCTGTTTCCAGTCATCCATCCGGTCAACTATTTTGACATCTGAATCCAGGGGAACATTACAGGCTTCTGCAAGGTTCATTCATTCCCCCGCTGAATTTCTATAAGCCAGTTGTATACCAGGTTTAGGTCATGAGAATTTGCATCGGTCTTTCCTCCGTTCCGTTTCCCTGCGGCTACAAGCATTTGTGTGATATAATCCCGTTCCCGTGACGGGTCTGCAAAAATTGCTTTGAACAGGGTCTGGAACGTCTGTTCTCCAAGAACCTGGCGGATGTTTACGTTGAAAAACTTGAATAGTGTATCTGGTTCTGATGGCACTTCATTTTCAACCTCAATCTGAACCTTTGAAAGATAATCTTCCAGTTCTTTTTGTTGCCGGATGTATTCTTTAGTATCAGAGCATTCCATATCCTGAAGGTCTTTAAAAAGTTGTAATGCCTCGGTGGATACGTAAGACCGGGTTTTAATAGCATGATTTATGAGTGAATCGGCTCCAATGTTTGCTGCATGGGTCAATTCGATATTCAATAAATCAAGAAGGTCTTTCTTTTTCCGTTCGATATTGATAGCGGTTGTAAACCGATTGACATATTTCCGGGGATATGCCATTATTGATACCCCCTGAAGAAGACTCTATTATTATTATTATTATTATTAGCTAAACGTTCAAGCGTATGTACAGTACATACATATGTACATATGCTTGAATATCTTACAATAAAATCAGATATTTTTTGAAGCGTACATATGCTTGAAAGAATGAATTGATTCATCATCAAATTCACTCCTTCAAAAAATCTTTTAATACAATTCCATCGGCATCGCCATATCTCGAATGGAATTCTTTATGACAGGATTCACATAATGTTATTCCATTATCAATATCAATTATAAGGTCTGGATATTTTGATACTGGTTTTATGTGATGTGCTTGTAAGTTTTTTGTAGATTTGCATTTTTTACAAGCGTTTCCATCTCTGTATTTTACTATTCCGACCCATTGGATGTATTGATAAGAGTTCTTTCCTATTGGTGATGTATCTTCAGATTTAATTTTAAATCGGTCTGGATACATCATTTCAGCAATACAGATTAATGGTTCTCCTGCATGGCTTAACTTGACCGACGTTTCTTTATCCAATTTCAGAGTTTCGTGGAATGAATTGTATTGTGCTTTCCTTAATCTTCCAAATTCATCTTTTGTAAGAATGTGGTTTAGAACCCGGAATAATTTCAAATCATCATAAAAAAATGAATGATACATCATTTTCACTCTCCAAAAACTCTTTTTATATAGTTTTTCACATATCCCTGTGTGATTTCATCCTTTCCAAATGATAAGGCAGTCTCTTTCAGGGTTTGAACATACCGGGTGATATCATCCTGGTTCTCGAATGTTCCAGATATCTCTATCCTGATATTCTCATAGTTCTGAAGGTTGATTGTGCCTCCGATAGTTATCGTGGGTTTCTGGGGCGGAATAACAACCTGTCCGGGTCCCTTGGTATTGTCAAAGGTCTTCCGAACGATATCAACCGGAGTATTTCCGGTGATGTGAATTGTTACCCAATCCCCATCACGGAATTCTGATGCTTTCTGTTTCAAGTTCGGTGGCAGGATGATACCGGTCTCTTTCAGTTCTTTTGTCTTGTAATCCTTCCAAGACAGTTTGACGGTGGTTTCATCCCCAACACAACCAATCTTAATTATCTTCCCTGACCTCTGCCAGTCTTTCCCGGTTGGTTTTACGGGTTCCTGCTTCACCGGTTCTTTTACTTGTTCAGGTTGTTTGATAGGGTTCTGGACTGGTGTAACAGGTTTTGCTGGTGCAGGTTCTTTCTCAAGCTCAAGCCCGATAAGTCTGGACCCGATAAAATGACCGGTACATAACTGACCGTGGGCGGGTTGGAATTTCAGTTCAAAGTTCAGGGGATATTTTGCCATGAACCCATCAGCCCACTTTAAAACAATCTCATTCGTCTCTTTCAGGACTGATGAGATGGTCACGGCTTCCGGTTTTCCCTGTGACCCGGTTGTCTGGTTCAGTATTTCGGTCATGCTGTCACCCCACTGAACAAGGTCATCTGGCCGGGTTCAAGTTCAGGTGGTTTGTATCCCTTTATCTCTCCTGCATTCTGGTTTCCGGTGATAACATTCAGGAGATGTATTGACCGGATAGAATAGGTGGTTCCATCAATGCTGATGTTATATCGGGCAATATCCGGGTCGTTTGCCGGGTATAATGTTCCAACACAGGATTCAGTCTTTTCATCGTATACTGAATATGGTTCCCGGCAGACGTGGTTCTGTTTCAGGGAGTTTCGGAGCTGGCAGAGGTCGGCGTCATCCAGGTAATACATCCCCATACCATACATATGAAAATAGTATCCCCTGGTTCCCTTCCTGAACTCTCCGAAGGTTTCAAGTTCCATTTAGTTCACCCCTTCCGGTATGATTTGTGCATTAATGCTTCCGATTTCGTTTGTGATGAGCGGGATGAGATATTTTGATGGTGCCACGATGTTGAACCCGGCAACAGAGAAATGAATTAATCGACCTTTGTTTGTGGCGGTTCCAATCTCTTTTCCCATTGCAAAAACTGGGACTGGTCTTTTACTCATTCCCAGGGTGATGACATCAACAGATTCAATCCTGTATATGTCGTCTATAACCAGGGAGTCCTGATACGTGATTGGAACTAGCATTCCACATCACCCCCTTTCTCTGGCATTATTGCCGGGACCAGTTTATACCCATTGATTTTTCCGGGTTTCAGGAATTCCTCAAACTGTTTCCGGAACATGGTTTTCAGGTCAGACTGGTTCAATCGGATTTCGTTTTCAAGGTTCTCTTTTCGCATCTCCAGAAACGAGTTCCATTCCTTCTGCCGTTTGACCTTGAGAACATCAATCTCCCGGTTTCCGAAGGTTGGTTCAATTCTGAATCCATCCTTTTCTGTTATTCCCCGGGAAACATGGTCTTCTATGGTTGTGTCGTGTCTGACCATGATGTCCCGTTTCAATGCAGATAACTGGTCAATGATTCCCTGAAGTGTCTGAACGGCTTCCAGTTGTTTTTCTGCATCCAAAAGGGAATTATCCATCTCATTGAGTTCTGACTTTGCATCGTCAAACAGATGGATGAACCGCTTATCCTGTTCAAATGAGAGAAAGATTTCCTGAAGATGGTTGTCTGCAAGGGCTTTGTATTGACCTGACCGGAGCATATCGAGTGCCGGTCTGAAATCAGATAATACAGAGGAAGCCATTATGCCTCCTCCTGAATTAACTGGTCGTCTCTCCACTGGTGATATGCTTCATCGCAGTAGGATTCATAATAATCATCCTCGGTCATCTCCGGTTCATACTCAAGTTTTTCGAGTTGCCTGATGTATTCACGGAGTGCATCAACCAGAGAGTCCCGGTCAGATTTTTCTTCCAGGTCTGTGAACTTGGTATCTCTGATGATGGCATCGAGAATTTTGTTCCCGGTGCCTTTGTTCAGTTCATCCCGAAGTTTCTGGTTTTCCTTTTCCAGTTCGTCATATCGGTACTGTAAAGCCCCGGTGACGTATGCATACCCTTCGCATCCCTGCTCTTTCGCCCGGATAAATGCCTGCCGGACGAACTCTTCGATCGTGGACATTCAGACCACCTCAATTAATCCAACAGAGATAAGAATCTCCATCGTTTCAGCCCCGTACTGAGCTGAAAGGTCTGGCAGTTCGTTCGATGGAACCTGCATCAGGACCATCCCCGTAAAATCAGTTCGTTGCTTGGGGTGTTCTTGTCCATCTCTCGGAGCATTGCTTTTGCAGTCTCCGAAACGCTTATCCCATTCTGTGCAGATATAATAGTGTTCTGTTCCCGGTTCTGGTTCTTGGCGGTTCCTGACCGGGTTTCTCTCTCATTCTTCATCTTATCATTCTCCATTGTTTCCATTTTTGATGTTCCAAATACTTTACAACCGAAATCGGGCTGACACCTTCACAGGGGCTTGCAAGGCATAAGCCCTTATGACTGTTCTGATTGTTTCGCTGGTATCCTTGCAACCAGTCCTCTTCCGTAATTGTTCTAACATCAATTCCATCTCCGGCGTTGCCCGGAATCCTATCAATTTCGTGTCGGTCATTCAGGTTTCTCACCACCTTGTTTAACAGGTGTTATACATATGTTATACAGAATAGTATATAAATTTTGTTAAATGTTATTCGACAACAAATATACGCAAAAATAAACAAAAAATATATAACCATATATAACGTTCATAAATAACATGGCAAGACCAGCGGGGGTTCCGACCAGGCAGTTAGGGGCACGGGTTCCGTGTGACCTGTTTGACGCCGCGGTCAGGATTGGGGATAAACGGGGATTGGATATTTCATCAACTGTAATTCAGGCATTATCTGAATGGGTAGAACGGCAGGAAGAGAAATATTGCCGGGTCTGTTCAACCGTAAACCCCCCGAACGCCCGATATTGTATTGAGTGTGCATCTCCTCTTACTCCTGAAGGGGTGGAAGAGTTTCAGCGGATAGATGAGTTTCTGAAGAAAAACCCATCAGCTAAGCATTTAATTAAGAAATTGAGCGAATCCACCGTGCGCGAAACATCGGAATAATTCTATTTTTCCATAATTTCATTCTGTTTTATTGTGTTATCCGGTTCTTTTATATTTTTTGTAAAACAATTCTAGTGCTGACATGAGTCCGTCAGTGTGCCTCGGCGTTCCGTTGGAACATGAATTGAAAACACAATTCAAGGAGATTTGTAAGACAAAGGGTTATAAAATGAGTCTTTTTTATGCCCGGTTGTTACGGTTATATCTGGCTGACCCTGCCAGGATTGAACTGATGATGCAGGAACAGGAGAATAATACATGAGTAACGGATATTTTGATAAAGGCAAGTGGATTGAGAATGAATCTGGATATCATATCACCCCGGCAGAACATGACAACCGGGTTGAAACTCTGAAACGATTACAAGGAAGTATCGAAATATTGAACCGCATAAATCTTGAATTGTGCCATAACCTGAACCGATACCGGTATGCAGGGTTCTTTAACCGACTAAAATTCCTGATTACCGGGAGGATATGATGATTACAAAGTGTTCAGGTCATGAATGCCCGATACGTGAATCCTGTTTCCGGTTCCATGCTCCAATCAATATGGAGAGTCGGCAGGAATGGATAGAACCGGCATGGGACGAAGATGCTGAAGGGTGCCCGAATAAGGTATACATGCAGAAATGATTCTCGTTGACTGGCAGATATCTCATGCTTTTTATAATGGTGAGATATCCATATCCCCGTTCTGTTCTTCTCAGATAAACCCTAACTCCTATGATGTGAGACTTGGTACATCATTTGTCAGGTTCCCAGAATGTCATGAGCCTCTTAACCCGTTCGATAAAACCGATGTTGAATCATATGGTGATGCATTCAATTCACAGGTTCCAATCACAATAGCACCGGGAGAATGCATTCTCGCTGAAACAGTTGAAACAATCAAACTGAACCGGGGAATAGTGGCTGCAATTGAAGGGAAGTCGTCTCTTGCCCGGATGTTTCAGGAGATACATATGACCGGTGGGTGGATAGATGCAGGGTTTGAGGGGTCGATTACGCTTGAGATTGTGAACAACCTTCCAAGACCGTTTGTATTAACTCCTGGTATGGCTATCGGTCAATTGGTATTCCATCGAACGTATATGTGCCATTCTCCGTATGGTAACAGAAAAGGAAGTAAGTATATGAACCAGACCGGGGCAACCAAGTCACGGTATCACCTGAACAAGCCCGGCTGATACCAACACATCATATCTTCTTTTCAGGGTCGTTCTCGGTATGCCTAATGAACGGGCAGCTTTGGACAGGCTGATACCCGGATGGTCAGAGAAAAACTGTGCTATCGGGTCATGGTGGATAGGGGTGTCCACTGATGGACAGGTATCCTGGTCAGCTCTGACCGGTGGATGGTTAATATTCACCTGCACCTGTCCGGTCCTGGTCAGTTCTGACCGGAGCATCCCCATCAGTGATTCAAATGCAATAAATATCGTGACCGGTGGCAGGGCATATACGGCCTGTGATATGATATTGGACGGGCTCTCAAGAATGTTGAACAGGATGGACAGCCCTGTGACCACCATGACCACCGACCACGCCACATATGTTTTCTGGCCGGTCAGGTATTTTTGAACCACCACCAGGGATGCCACTATCTGGAACAGGTCAAGGCATAACGGCCAGAGAAATGCCCGGTGTGCGGGGATACCAGCTTTGACTGCCAGAGTGGTTAACGATGTATAACTCAGTACAAATGCACATCCAGTAATTCCTATCAGGAGAACTGCCACGAAAGAGGGTATGATACGGGAAAAGTCCATGCAGTTCTTTTCATCTCATAGAAAATATATTTTTTTATTGTTTTCTCTTATTTTTCTCTTTCTCTATTAACTCTTTATTTTCCTGAATCAACCTGCCAACGGCCTGTGAACGTTCAAGTTTCTCTTCCAGGTCTTTCATCCGCTGCTTCATCTGTTCAAATTCGGAAGCGTTATCTACCATTTTGCTTAATAGGTACTGCTGACCCGTTTTCGCTGATTCAAGTTCCGCTTTGATTTCTGGGATGTTTTCACTGGCATAGAGAGATATAGCATAATACGCTTTACGGTAGATTTCACCTACCTCTTTCCGGGGTTTTCTGAAGTATACTGGTTCCAAATACCGTATATGACCTACCAACAGGTCCACTATCTTCGGGTCATCCACCGCCCCGGACATCTGCGTATAAAAAAATTTCCGAAGACCATGAGCGTGAATGGTTGAATGTCCAGTCTTTGGGTCCGCTTTATACATCCCGGCAGATATCAGAGCGTTCTTGAACATGCGGTTGATGGTCATCTGAGAGAACGGAAATATCCGGTCATCATCCAGTCGCTTTGTCTGACCTATTCCTTTGCCCCGGTTTGTTGCCGAAAGCATCCACCGGTCACGAACCTTGAGCCATTCCTTCAGACCATCAACCGCTTCAGGTGACAGGAAGGTGTACCGTTCCCGTTTGTTCTTTGCTGTCTCTTCCCTGATGGTCACATCAACCGGGTCATTCTCCCACCCCACATCTTCCATCCGGAGTGCCAGGAGTTCACCTATCCGCATCCCTGATGACATCAGGCAGAGGACGATGACCTTCCCGTGCAGTTTCAGATGGTCAGTCCACTGACGTATCATCTCATGGGTCAGGGCTTCATCCTCGGTCAGAGTTTTCTGCCTGGGTATCCTGGTCTTGAGCATCTTGATGTGAGCGGCTTTGAACGGGATGTCGTTAAGTTCCAGCCATTGTCGTGAGAAGTTCACCCGGCTCCGGATGGTGTTCGGACTCCATATGTCCTTATATGACATGGTGAACCGGAGGAGATCGGCAGGATAATCCCGGCCCGACTGAATGTATTCTATGCTCAAAGCATCCAATCGAGCATACTCCTCTTCCGAACGCATTTTTGCTTTTAGCCGGGGGTCTGCCTTTCCGGCATAGACATACTCAAGGAAACAGGCAACAGCCGTCTTAATTTGAGCCTTTGTCTGCTTCGTCTGGCTCATTTCTGCAAACTCTAACAAGGACATCATAATGATACATCTGCGTCAACACTGGTGTATACGCAAATACATCCGCACTGACGCATATGTATCTACCTATTTCCCATCTCCTTGAGACCTACCACAGTATTATTTATACTATTATATAAATATTACATTATTTTCGACAGGGTTTGTATTATCTCGCTATTAAATTTTCAAAAAGAGGTGTATTTATACAGGGTTGATAGAGATCCTCCAATACCGACAGTCTATGTGAACATCTGAATATTGACCCGGCCCATGATACCTATCCTGACATCATCCCCGGCTGCGCCTGCATGGAACGATATGATATCTCCATCTTCACCTGGCCGCAATGCAAGTTTCCCATCCACCCGCTTATCAGTCTCAATGGTATCTGCCACCAGGGATGTGTTGCCAGGAGTGATTGACCCTGCCTGGAGATGTGCAACGACAATGGAATTGATACCATACCAGATGACTTCAGCCGTCCGGTAATGTTCAGTCTCCAATTGTTCATCCCATGCCACGATATACGGATCATAATCCAGTGCCTCAAATTCTGGCACGGTCAGGATTTTACCTACGACCTGCTGACCGGTCAGAGACGTAATCCGCTGGCCGACTGGCATTCCCTTTGTGGCTGTATAGGTATTCCAATTCGATGAATCAATGACAACAAAGTCGTTTTTAGCCATCTGCCTATCAAAAACTATCTCTCCGCGTGGCTTTGATGGAGACCCTTCGTTCAGAATTGTTTTGAGAACGAATCCGCCTGACTCCATTATCCCCTCTTGAACGGGCAGTCCGGATCTGGCATTTCAGTGAGTTCTTTCCTCAAAAATGCACAATTGTATTTCCCGGTTGGTGAATACTTCCAGACATACGGACAAACCGGCCCGGAACCATCACCTAAACATCCATCAAACTCTATTGCACAAACCATCAGTATCTCCCTATAGTTCGTGCCCATGCGGTTCCCTGTGCTGTATAGGATGTCGGTATCCGGGTATAATCCATCGAATAATACCCCGGAATTGATACCGTTATCCGTGCCCGTGCTGATGTCCCGGCTTTCCCGAACCCATTCGGATTCTGCGGGCTTACTGCATGTCGATTGTTGAAATAGTATGTTGCCATGATTACCTCAAAATACACTGAACTGACATCGTATCTGGTCATCTCCGAACCCGGATGACGTTTGCACGGTTCCTGCGTGCCCTTCAGTCGCTTTACTGAATGCACACCTGATTTCATTCGAGTTTTCACCGCCCGGAACTTCCCATCCCGAGAATGATAACCCGCCGGGATTCTGACAGATGTTTGAAGGAGGTTTCCCGCCGGGCTGAAATGGAGGAGGGGATGATGGACCATATGTGCACATCTTTGTACCTCTCCCCCCGTTATAATACGGGCACGCCTGCCGTCGGACACATGCATATGCTTTCCGTCTGGTTTCTCCTACAACAACAAGATTTTGAGGAAATGGACATTGCCCGGGTCGTGTGTCTGAAACGATTGCCCCTCGTTCATCCAAATGAACAACGCCATATGCATACAGGTATCTTGAACATGTGACAGTTCTACCATACTGATCTTTCTTCTGATAATTGCTGCAATACTGGTTGCTACGTCCACAACGATATTCGGTGATTATCTCTTTGATATACTCGTTCCCATACCAGTAATTCCTGCCAGTTGCATGAGAACAGAAATTAGGGTCATAGATGTTTTGAGCATATCCGAGGGATATCTTACAGACACCCAATTCTGCTCTGAATCCGCACGTTGGCGCACATACCCATCCATTTGTTTCAGGTGCTCCCTGTGAACACCCGCACCCCATTCCCCCGCCGGATTCGTTTAAGGGGGTGTTTGAAAAGTAGTCAGGCGGTTCTGACGGCAGGAACGCTTTAGATCCACAGGGCAGGGTAACAACGAGACCTTCATCCCTCTCATATACATTGAGTGCCCTGACTGCTACCTTCCCGCTTTCGCCGGTATCCATCACCAAAACTTTCTTTCCTATAACCGGGGATTTTGTATCAACCGCCACTTTCCCCCCTCTTTCGATATCTGAAACTAAAACCCGTTCTCCTACCCGAACCATTAAAATCACCCGTTATTCAATGCCCGTGCATACCCTAATTTCGTTTCAACATTATTCCCATATGATACAATAGCAGAACCCCCTGAGAACCCGGTGACGGTTCCTGAATAATTCGTTGTCGTTGATTTATTCACGACTTTTCTGATTGCATCGGCTAATGATATTGAATCCTGTTTCAGAATTAACGCGAGTGCCCGTGCTGCTGACCAGTCCCTATCAAGGGTGCATCGTGCAGAACATACCGCCCCCCCATCAGGGTCGAAATCGTATGAAAGTTCGGTTATCCTCATCATATCTTGTGGAATTGACGGAAAGCCGTTGAACTGAATCTTTTGATAGAGTTGCAGGTCAAATTTATACCAGAATGGCACTTCAAATGTCGTTGTTGGCGTGCAGAGCAATGAATAAATCTGGTTACATCGTTTCGTTGCCCATGACTGTGCATCGGTTCCAGGGGGCAATTCCTCGCAATACTGATAAATCCGTTCCAACCCGTTTGAATTGATGTCCCATGTTGCGGGTTTTACGGCTGTATACCAATTATCAGTATCCTGAATCTTTGCATCAACATATACGCGGTTTTTCCATTTGTCTCCCTCTTCCGTGCTCTGAATCTCATCTATCATTTTATGGGTTCTGACATCAATCTGATCATCGGAAGAGTTCAGGACTAACGGGGCTGGAAGATTCATCTTTGTATCCAGGTTTGCAGAATTCACCAGATATGACACGGGGTTCCAACTTGTACCCGTAGATTTCCAGTAATCCATATGGATAAGTCCGGTATATGCACAAATATCATCTAATACGCTCTGAATCGTAGTATTCTCGTTTGATTCAAACTGATGGTAGGGGAGATCGTTTGTCCCCCACCCGGTTGTAGCACTATCCCAATACCCCTTTGATAACCCTAACCGGTTCCCTCCGGTGAAAAAGAGTCTATTCAGGTATGTAATCGGATCTTCAATGATGATATTACTACCTGACTGTGTTGATTGTAATGTCCGTTCTGACGGGCGTAATGGCCGGTTTGCGATATACCAGCCATACGATACCCCGGTCAGATGAGTATATTCATCTCCGTCTCTGAATACTTTCTGTTTGGATATCGGGAACCCAATAAATACACAGTGCTTTTTATTATTCTCTACTAATGTGGCTTCAACAGGTTCCCAGAGTTTAGGACAGGGATAATCTTTGTCAATATCGATGTCAAACCGCCACATCGAATCGGTGATAGACCGGGATATTTTACAGGTATCAAACATCAGAGACAGAATATTAGTTCTGCTCATGCTGATACCTCGACGATAGCACTATCCTGATAAATCGAAACCCAGTATTCCCACCGGTTCACGCCCTTTTTCACAGTTTTTATCTTAATTGGTGGTTTAATGTAACAGTTTCTATATGGCTTCCCCCAAATTCTCAATGTTTTAGCCTGGCCTATCAGATCTATGAGTGACTGAATATCGTTCCAGTCATCTGTTACAGCTACAAATGCACCCGAATACCCTCTGATGTTTGTTGACCGGATGGAACGATACCCCCCATACAATCTCTTTTCCCGGAATGGAAAATCAACTTCATCAATTGCATCATACCGGGCATGGCGAAGAATAACGCTCCCGAACATCACATCATCAGTATACCCGATATTCAGGAGATGCAGAGCATCCATCAGGGTCGATGATGTGAGATTTGTTATCTCCGAAATATTCCAGACACGAGAAATGTTCAGTAATGTCTGGTTGAAAATTTCACCAACTGCAACAATGTTTCGGTGAGAGGTCAGATCTACATGAGTATTACAATACAGATTCGTTATTTCGGTGTGATTCCCTGCAATATCATAAGAGAACGCAAGCGGGCCGGAATTCTTCGTATATATGTAGGAAAGCACTTGTTCAGTTAAATGCGTGCCTGAAATCAGATTCAGTTCAATGTCATCATGTCCTGCGATATCATACGAAAATTCCAGATTAATCATTAATCCTCCATAAGTTCAATCTGAATTACAATGTCCTGGCCCCGCTGCGGGTCCGTTCCACCTGCATACAGTTCCTGACGTATCCACAACGCGAAATAATCCCCAACCGCACAGGTAAATATTCCGGCCTGGCTTGATGAAAATGCTGCGTCGTTCGGTTTATCGAACATATCATCAGTCAAGGTTCCTTTTACAACCGCCGTATGGTCACGTGAAAATGAGTTATTTGCGTTCTGAATCACATTCACATAGAACTCGTTCCAGTCAGAAACCCCTACATTTTTCCCGAATACCTTCCGGTACCGCTTAACTCCATCAGTATTTTCTGCACGAGTGACACGAGGGAATATGCTATCTTTACCGCCATTGATAGCAACTGCTGATGGCCCCCCGCCGTGAGATGGGCCGAAATCCCAATTTTCACATTGATACCATTTCAGACCGGTAAACTCTGCAAAAACGGGAATGTCAGATGGTGACGTATCGCAGGAATCAACATCACATCTCATGATATCCCAAGAATTTCATCGCATTCCGCTTGTGTGATGAGTCTCGGCACATATGCCTGAACCTCTTCGGCGGTTTTGTTCCCTGCATCATACTGGGATTTTATGATCCGTTTCCAATATACCGTCATATCATCAGTGCTCCTGCCAGGTCAAGGACTGCTGCCTCTAGATCAGTAATTTTCGTAGGGATTACGTCTGCCCCTGCCAACATGAGTAAAGCCTGATATCTGGAATTTGCGTATGTTTGTGCGGTTTCCTGACTCCGTGCTGATGCAGGAAGGGATATCCGGATACGTGCCTCATCATACTGCCATTGTGCGTATGTCTGCCCGTCTTCAGTTGTTCCGGTTGTTTCTGCGATATTCCAGTGGACTAAAACATCAACTGAACCTTCCCGGAAAGATCCCCAATCCAGTTCTACCTGTTCCGGTTGTGTGTTTTTTGTTACCATTTTGCACCTCATTTTAGAAAATTGCTTCAAGACGGCCGCCAAGAGTCAAATTGACATTCGAAGCGGCGTTATTCGCAGCCAGAAACCCGACCCCCGCCTTACCGGCATCAATCCAATAGCCCCCCGCAAGCAGGATACCCGTTTGAGAAATTCCTGCTTTGTGCGAGTAAAAATAATCGGATGTGTAGGAAGTTTCAGACCCGGATAGAGCAGATGGAACAAAAGCCAGTTTGAGCGGATCAGAAAACACGAGGTCAGATGCATATCCATGACAGTATTCTCCTCCATCGGTTCCGGAAATGTTGCTGGTGCCGTTCAGGGGAGTGATTCCGGTTGTCTGTTCATAATTACCCTCTGTCATAATGTCTGCAAGTGCTCCGGTTCCATCCCGTTTCATGACATTATATGCCGAGTCTATGGAATTGAACCCGATAATGAATTTCCAGATGTTCCCCCACGGGTTTTCTATTCCGCGATACACAACGGCCTGCGTATCTGTTCCGCCTCCTGTTCCATTCGTTCCCATAAGTGCATTGCCCTGACCGGTTGCAAGTGCCCGTGTGTTGCTTGCATTCGTTCTTCCTGGCGCGAGTGCTGATTGAGAATTGAATGATGCATACTCGATATAAAACAGGCTTTGTAACAGACATTGTGTCCAAAACGACTGAATGCCCCAATTCGATCCAACGAGGTTTCCTGCCGTCTCAAATTGTGCCAGTGTTCCAGATGTCCCATTCCCGGTTAACGGTGCAACACCGGATTTGCTCGTTAATTTCAGACCAGTCCAGGAGGTCGCATACCTGGTCGCTGTTGTTGCATCTGCGGATACTGTACCGCCGTTGTCTGACGCCTCATATGCTCCAAGATACAATTTTGGTGATTTTACTCCGGTCCTATCCCGCCTGTAAAACGCCGGATGCCATACTGATGTCACATATTTTGATTCAAACGGCCTAGTTCCCAGCAAGAGTCCCTGATAATCGCCTTCGCGGAATGAACCAGCATAACAACCGGGGATTTCGACCATACAGTAGTCACTGGTCAGAGTGAGTCCGGTTCCCTTTGCATCACTACCGTATGTAGGATTTCCGGATGCATCTAATGTGCACCGCCGCATGTTTCCCCATAGCGGGTGATTGTTGAATGACAGAGACGTAGGGCTGATAGTGTCGCCGTTCTCATCTATTCGTGACAGTGTCGGTGAACTTGATGCACGGTTCCATAGTACTCCATACACAGGAGAATCAGACTCATTCTCTATCAGAGGTTCCCACGGGTCGCGAAACATGATTATAACCCCGACACAGGACAGATCATCGCATATACGTCTGTGGATGATGCGGTTATCCGGATCTTGTTTCCTGCCTTCAATACCAATTTGGTTGAGTTTGACAGTCCTGCTTTTGCTCCAACACTTGTTTCAGGAAGGACCGGGAACAGTTTAGTATTACTCGAATTAGTAATCCATAATTGCACATTCGCCGATGATGTACCATTATTCGCAACATGGATAAGTAAACTCAACTCTCTGGTTTCGCCGGAGTTGTTTATCAGATCCTGCTCTATGTCTGCTGTTGCAATCTGAACGATTGCCGGGTCAATGATTGATGCTGTCATGATTTCATCCAAAAATTAACGATGCTACTATCGGGTCCATTCTGCCTTCGCAATCGGTTATTCTGCCTTCGCAATCGGTTATTCTGCCTTCGC